TGATGATGATGATGATGATGATGATGATGATGATGATGATGATGATGATGATGATTCCGAAGAGGAAGAAGAAGAGGAATCGGATGATGACGATGAGGAAGAATCAGACGATGATGATGATGATGATGATTCCGAAGAGGAAGAAGAAGAGGAAGAACTGACCGGTGAAGAACTTGCCGAAATGGACTTCGAAGAACTTGAGGATGTCTGCGACGACAAAGACCTTGAAACTGACCCAGACGATTACGATGAAGACGACATCGAAAAACTCCGTAAAGCAATTGCCAAAGAACTCGGTCTCAAATTGCCGGCAAAGAAAGAAACCAAAGGTAAGGGCAAGAAAGGGAAAAAGTAATCTGGTAACTGTATTCAAGATTTAAAAGAAGGTAGGGAAATTTCCCTACCTTTACTATCAACTATTAATAAACGTAGAAGTTTACTTATAATAACCATTAACTTATAAAACATTAAAAATTATGGCAACAAAGAAATCAGACTCCAAGAAGAAAGGGGATAAGGAAAAAGACCCCGAAAAAGAAGCTAAACGTAAAGCTCGTCAAGAGGCACTCAAGAATCGGCCGGCTGAACAACGCCCTAACAGCAAGCAAATCGACGTTATTGCCATTAACGACAAATCCAAGGTAATGAACTTTGGTTATGCCGTTAAAAACAAGGAAGGCTATCAGGGTGTAGTGGTTACTTCTGTATTGGTTACGGATGGCAAACCGGTATCAACTTCAGTTTCATTCGTTCCGGGAACTCTTACCGTTAAGTCTAAGAAAGGACATGGCGTTATTTGTTCTCCGAAAAACAAAAAGGCTAAGGAAGAAGAAGAGGAAGAATCAGAAGATTAAACTCTAACTTACTAACTACTATCCCATATGTCTGCTATATAAATTTAGAGTTTAAGTTCATATGAATAACATCTACACTTAGGACGTTATTCAGCCAAAAGCTCATTGCCTGTGAAGGTAGTGGGCTTTAATTTTTTATACCCATGGAAGAAGAGAAATTAGCCATTCGAAAGAACATTCGAATACTTGCATTGGATAATCTAATAAATACTTATACTGATGCACTAGAAGATAAAGAATTAAACCTGGGACCAGATGAAAGGGAACTTGCCCTCAATATAATAAATGAGGCAAGAGAAATGCTATCAGAAGAAACTCAGGAAGTATCTAACCAAGTAATGCAAAGACCCAAATGGAAAAAGACTTAAGATTATTAGTGGGAAACATTAATCAAACTCTCAGAGAATTAGATTATGTTTCGTACCTTAAAAAGGTAGCTCTTAGTAAGGGTAAGAAAGGCGAATACCAATCCCATAGGTTGAAGAGTAATTATCTGAAAAGAAAACTCATATCTCTTAAAGGAGCCCTGAATAAAAAACTTCATGGGACTTATATCGTTGCCCAATTTAATTTTATAAGGGGGGAACAGAAAGAAACTTTTGAACAAACTTTTACGGACTTATCTCAGAAAGAGGTAGAAGATATACTTCAACTCGAGGCAGTTTTAAAACAATGCAGTTTAGAAATCCTAGAAATTAAAGAAATCCCAACCCAAATTAGGAAGGTATAACTATGGTATTATGTAAATAGGAAATTCAATTATTCACCTAATATAAATGAAAATGGCTAAGAAAGACGAAAAGAAGAGTAAATCGGAATCCAAGACTCCGGAACTCACAAAGGCTAAGAAAGCTTTGGATGCTTACCTTAAAGAGAACAAGTTGGACCCTACTAAGGATTGGACCAAAGACAAGAAACAGGGTAAAAAGGTTACCGAACTTGTAAACAAGCTCAATAAGGAAAGAGACAAAGTTGCTGCTGCCTATCCTGAAGCTGACCAAGAGAACAACAAGAAATTGGTAAAACTCCAGGAAAAAGAGAAGAAGGAAAAAGCTGAGAAGAAGGCTGCCAAAGAGAAAAAGGAAAAGAAGGGGAATGGCGGTAGAACAGCTACCAAATACGATTATCCTCTCATCGATGGCAGAGAAATGACTTCGGCTGAGAAGAAAAAATATCGTATGGAGCAAAGAAAACTTGCTTCAGGTAAGGCTCCCAAGGAGGAAAAGGAAACTAAGAAAAAGAAGGAAGAAAAGGTAAAAGAAAAACCGGCTTCCGATAAGAAAGATAAGAAGGCCAAAGACAAGAAGAAAAAGAAGGCCGCTAAAGAAGAAGATTAATAAGAGCACTTTTTACTTTTACTTATCATATTTTTGAGTATTCGTTAATAATGGTAGAAGGCCTGGCAATATAAAAATTGTTCAGGCCTTTTATTTTCTAATTAAGTCGAAAATGGAACAAGAAGTATATAAACCAAAACTTAGAATCACTACACTATCAGAGAATGGTACTCCATTATCCGATAGGTTGGTAGATGCCTATACCGAGATGAATTCAGGTCCAAAGGTACAGCATAACGGTCCCATAAGAGTAGAAGTAACTCTTACTAATAAACAAGATATTGATAACTTCAAAGAATACTTAGATAGGTTATCTGGTACATTGCCTGCTAAGGCACCTAATGTTGGCAGAGGAAGACCTGCAGGATCTACAACTAAGGAATTGGAATCACCAAGGGAGGACATTCTTGCAGATATAGAGAAAATGATTGAAGAGGGTAAAAGCCAACAAGATATCATTAAATATCTTAGGGGATTGGGATTTGTATTTATCCTTACTGAAGATTTTCTATTTCACTTTCCTGGATTTGAGTTTAATAAAAAGGATGTGGGAGAAGCAACCGACAATAAGCAATATCCCAATTCATTCTCTTGGATGGCAAGATGTATCAAACGGGCTAAGGACCCAAAAGCAGATAAATTTGACCCAATGGTAATCTTTGGTTTTAGCATTCTTGAGGGACCCTCGAAAAAGATTATCCCATATCTCTATAAGGAAAGGAAGAAACCATTAAGGGCCCAAGTTGGTAAAAACGTAATCTCCTTCTCTCAAGCAGAATTCACTAAACTTCCTACTTTCATGTTAGAAGATGAAAGGGTTAAATTCTCTACAGAACAGAGGCAATTACTCCTTAATCCAGAAAAGAAACCATCTAAATTCTTTATGAGATGGTCAAGGGATGTGTTATTGCCCAATTCGGTATACGAAAAGTTAAAGAATAGAGATGGGCTAATCTTTAAAAATGATTTTGTAAATGAAAAAAGATAATATACCAGGTTTAGAGGGATATTATATAAGTAGGTTGGGTATTTTATGGAGCCGATATCATAAATCTGGTAAATTAACTCAGAATGAATGGCATAAAGTAAAACCCAACCATAATCAAAGAGGTTATCTTTTTGTTCAAAAGAAAGGTAAGTGTTGGTATTTACATAGGTTAGTAGCCTTAGCCTATATCCCAAACCCAGAAAATAAACCTTGTGTATGTCATAAGGATAATGTAGTAACTCATAATCGATATAGGAACCTTTACTGGGGTACACAGGCTGAAAATATGCAGCAATGTATTAATGATGGGAGAACTTTAAAGGGTAATAAAAACCCAATGTACGGGATATCAAGGAGAGGAGCTGCTAATCCAAACGCTAAATTAACTAAAACCCAAAGAAAGGAAATACTCTATAGAAGTAAAAGAGGTGAATCAATAGGAGAGCTAGCAAATTTATTCGGAGTATCAAAAGTAACGGTTAGAAGGGTATTAAATCCTAACCTAAGATCCTTCAATAGAATCCGCTAACACTTACCTCCGTATTTATAAAAAGAATATTTTATATAAAATAATTTTAGTATATTTGCATAAAGAAAATTTAATTATGGACAAGGAAACAAAAGACATCGTAAAGCTCATTGCTGGTATTCAAATTGAATCACTCAACTCAATCAAAGAGGATGTTAAAAATGGGAATGATATTGCCCAAGACTTAATCAAAAAACTCCTTCAGATTGAGGATGACGAAATAATTCGAGCACTAGATGAGCACATTGAATTATACGTAGAAATGGAGAATACCCCTCAACTGATAAATATGCTAAGTGAATACCAAATGCTGGTATGCTCTCACATATTGTTCAGAATGGAAGATGAATGGGTACATACTAATTCTCAGGGAGTACTTGGTACTTGGGCAATATTCCAGAGGGCAAATCTCAAATTCCACCCAGAACTAACACTTTTAAAATTTTAATATAGACATGGAAAAGAACGAATACTTAGAATCAGTAGAAATGAACACTGGAGTCGAAATGATTCCTTGCGAATCCTCTAACATTGAGGGCTTTGGTTATGACTCAAAGAAAAAACAACTTTGGGTTGCTTTTAAAGGTAATCGAGTTTATCGCTATGATGATGTACCTTATGAAATCTGCAACGGTTTACATCAAGCAGAATCAAAAGGTAAATACCTTGCAAAGAACATTAAAAATAAATTCGAAACTACAGGTTATGAACTCAGAAACTAAATTCATATTGGGCCTGGTAACCCTGGGGGCAGTGATTTACTTTATTGGTGAGAATAGAACTCACCCAGTAGAAGTGAGCACTGCTCCTTCTCGTTTTGAAAGTCCAATAACCAAGTTAATCTCTCTTCAAGATAGTATGGGCATTAAACCAAAAGAAGAGAAGAAGCAATGGTATAAATATAGGGTAGAAATAGAAACGATTCCAGAAAATCAAATCTATAAGATTGAGAAATCTGGATACCAGCAATATGAAGTTTCTAGATTGGGTGAATCCTATTCTTATGTAACCTACGAATTTACCTCAGACAAGGTAATGACTACCGAAGAAGCCTACGAATTCGTAAAGAAATATCCTGAAAAATGTACTCGGGTACCTAATACTAAAACCGAAAACATTTATGATAGATATAACGAGGAATACGAAGATTACATCAATGACCCAGAGGACGAAATTAACTATCCTCCAGAGGTCTTTGACTTCCTAGCCGATTAACCTTAGCAAATATAAAAATTTATTCGATTTATTTTTGTATTAAAAAGATTATTCTTATATTTGCATAGAGAAATCAATTTACTAACATTTTAATATAGACATTATGAAAAAGAATGAAACAAAGGTTACTAACCTGGTTGCAACTAAGGTTGCCGAACAACTTGAAGGAATTAAAAATTCTAAGACTGCTAAGGCTTCTGCCCCTAAGGCCAAAAAGACTAAAAAGGAATTGGTACAAGATGCTCAAGAAGCTGCCACTAATTTTGCCAATGCCAAATTGGTAGAACTCTCTCCTAAAACCAAAACTTCCAAAAAGGAACAGGTTGTCAAGGAAGTTAAGGAACAACAAAAACCCTCTATCATCGAACAGGTAATTTCTAATCGGGAAGTTAAATACGTATATCCTGCCGATGTAGTTGATACTCTTGCTCGGAAGAAATGGAGACAACAAACTCGAAACGAACTCCATCGATTGGAACTTGCAATGGCTCGTATCAAAGATACAAACTCTAAGGAGTTTAAGGCTGCTGCTAAAGCCTATGAGGACTTTAAAAAGAAGGTCCTCAAACCAGAACAAGTTGCATAAACCTTTATTAACCAGGTGCCCGGGATAATTACCTGGGCATCTCAATTCATACAAAATGGATTACACTATCTTCTCTGATAAAGAGATGCTTAAGCAGGATAAAGAATTGGTAGAATTACATAAACGATGTTGTAAGTCCTATCTAATCCAACATTCACTTAAGCACTCCAAGATTAAGAAGTTCTTTATCGTTTACGATTGGTATATAAATGCTGATAACGTAAGGAATTTCTTTTTCAGGCCTATAAACCTTTTCATTCAGGCATTGCTTTTAGGGCAACTTGATGAAATATCCGATTACATTAATCCTAACAAAAATGGAAAACGAAAAAAGAAACGAACCAGAAAAGTATAACGTACTTTACTGCAAAGGCAAATATCAGTATAAATCTAAATATCCTCAAATAGAAACTAAACATAAGGTTATCTATGCAGGGCCAGTAGAACCCATGGCACCCATCTGGGATAATGTATCAGATATATTAAGGAAATCTGATAGAATTTGTACTGAATCTCGAAGAGAATTAAAGAAGTTAGAGGAACGTTCACAGAATAACCTTTACTTCAAGAAAAATGGTATTACCCATATAATTGTATACAAATGTTTAGAGAAATAGTTAAAGACCTATATATAGGCAAATCGAAGTTAACCATAGAATGTAACCAAAAGGAAATACCCCAAACTACTCTGGTTCAGGATGTATTACAGAATACTGGATTTACGGGTAATATGCCCGACTACGGTACCTATGGTAATTTCAAGGATGGGAAATTTGAGATTACTCCAATGATGCCTAAGCATTGCTTATTTATTACTGGGGTACCCAAAGGGGCAATCCTTGATAATTTCAGAGTTAGAAGAACATATTGGTCCTCTTATTATGAGGATGATGTAAGAGGGTACTTATTTCAAATTACAGATGAAAGTATACCTCGTTTAATAATCACAAACTAAATCTATATGGAAGCAATCGATTACGTAAAATTATTTAAGCTCGACCAAGAGAATTATGATTTTAAAAGGGAAGAGTTTATATCCGAATTAGGTAAAGAATTTCTAGATTATTGCCAAACCACTACAATTGGGATAGATAAAAAGACTGGCAATATATACTACTACCGATTTAGGGAAATAGTTAAGAATTTCGAAACTAAATTCTGGGCAATCTCAGAACTTAAAATAGGAGAACCATTAACTCAGAAATTATGGAATGCCTTTTTCGCTACTCAGGTAGTTCCCCTAAGGCAAAGGTTATTCCCAAAGGTTCAGAAATTAATCGAAGAGCAAAAGGGGATAACCAATAACCGTAGTAAACAAGACAAAAAACCTACGAACCATAAAAAGGCAAACTATGGCAAGGGAAATCACAGACCTGCATGGGAATAAATTTAAGGTAGGAGATTATAAACTTTGCCTTAATATTCCCATCACTGGGAAAGGTAATTTAGTATTCACCAGGGACCTAATCTCTGGTGAACCTTTTAATTTATCAGTAAGTAAGAAAAAATATAAGGGATATTTCTATAACCTATCTTTGAATCTGTATGTAAGGTTCGATTTAGAGTATATGGGTTATGATGAAAGTTCCGATATCAGAAAATCTCATTTGTATGTCAGAAAAGGAAAATAAAATGGTAAGATTCCCAAGACCTATGGGGACTACTGCAATGGCATTAGAATATCAGAAGAACCCAAATGATGAACTTCTGATAAAGATACACAACTACATTATTAATCAATGGCTGATGGGTAATGGAGTATTATGTGGTATCACTTATGATATCAATACATTCTCATACCGTATGGGTATAGATATTAACTACATACGGGTATTTATGAGGGATAGGCTATTAAGCTCTAGAATATGGGATAAAGAAAAAGCAGAAGATTTACTTCAAGCGTTAATGGGAGAACAACTAGCATGGGCATTAGAAGACCGTATGGAAATAGCCCATCAGGTTAATATCCTAAGAGAATCTCAGGGAGGGAAATACGTACCGTTTATATCTGCCGAGCTGGGAAAGGCCCTTAAATTAAAGCTTGAATCCTCTACATCTCTGCAATCAATAGTACGTAATCTTACTGGAGGAAGTACTACAAATATCTTTGCCCAATTTAATCAACAGAACAACGTAACACAGCAAAATGCAATTACCGTTGAAGAGGCACGTCAAATCGTATTGGAATCACAAAGGGTATTAGATAAACCAGAAGAGGCTAAACTATTGGAGGATAGATATGACATTAAGTCTCTACCTGAAGTAGTTGCTACTAAACAAGAAGGAGTAGATACAAGTAAAGAGGGTCTTAACCTTAATAAAGCAGAGCTAATGCAAATTACTGATGATTATAAGGGAGCTATGTCTTCATTCTCTAAAGAACATCATGAACTACGTAGAGAAATCGAAATGCGTATAGACCCAGACGAAGAAGACCCAGAGTTATACCAATATGAAGACTTTGAGGAAGAAGAGAAAGAGGACGGCTCATTTGCATCTCAATTCCTCCGAAATAGTAAGCTTCCATAGTTATATCCGGATATTGCATATTTAAAAAGAAAGAATTATATTTGCATATCAATTTTAAAAATAGACAAAAATATGGAACTACCAAAGACATCTTACAAAGAGACTCAGGTTAACAAGGTTAATCAGGGTACATACTTTAAATTAAAACCAACTGATACTGCTCCAGTATGGGTAAGAGACCATTATGATAAATCATCTAAGACTTATGCTTGCCATAAGTATGATGACTCAAATCACGAAAAATTTCTCAAGGGAACAAGGAAAATATACATTGACTTTACATTTTAATCACATGAACTTATTTAAACGAAAGAGATGCTGTAGTGAACTCATTGCTATTAAAAATGGCAACTTAGTATTCAAATTGAGTAATACTCATATCAATGCTGCTTATAATACTTTACAGGCAATAATGAGGAAATCTGGTATATTCGATGAGAATCTATATTTTGACTTGTACCGAGAATATAGAAGACATTATGCTATATACGACGTAGTACCATCGTTGCTAAGGTATAAGCTACCATTGATATTTTCAGGTAGATACCCAAAGAAACTATTCGATAATCAGTTTACTTTTGAGGAATTAATACCTAATGCTTTGGTATATCATAGTTTACCCGAAAATTTTAGATTACCAGAAAGCTTAGAGAAAATTCTTTTAGAAGTAAGAAAAAGGGTATCTGCTTATATAGACCAAGATGGCATATCAGACCAGGGTTATAGGGATTTGGTTCGAACAAATTTCGTAAAACAATGGGATGTATTTAGAAAAGACCCATCTCTTATAGATTGCTATATGGATGCTCAATTGGGCATGCTATATATGTGGGCTAGAGTAGAAAATAAAACAATAGTAAAGAACATAATCGAAAGAACTCAAGATGAACTAGCTCAAGAGTTCTTATCTAAAAATGACGAATATGGAAAATAAAGAAAAGTTTGCCTTCAGAAATGTAAACATGTCTCAAGGTGTAGAGGTAGAATTTATTAAATTGCTTACCTCATTAGAGACTAAAAGTGATGAAGATATTATTAAAGCTTTTAAAGCTCAATTATCTTCTGGAGTATTAACTTGCCATGCAGAAATGTTATCTAGAACACCAAATCAGATAATATTTCAAACATCTCAATTCAGTAAACCCTATAACTTTTACAAAAACTGGGAACTATGGGTATTCTCTAATATCCTGGGTGTATGGACTCTAAATAGGTTTAGGATATGATTACAATGAAAAACCTCCAAGTAGAGGATATAAAAGATGAATGGTTATACAATGCCTTAACACAAGGTATCAAGGAATGTATAACAGCTCCAGTCCTAACTTTGGACCCAACAAAACCAGAACCCATTAAGAGGGCAGAAATGATATTAGAGAATTTCTCTCAGGAGGATTCTCCAGTAGTAGCTACTGTAATTGCTCCAGGCAATTTCATACAGATGATATTACCGAAACATGAGATACTTCTATCGGTAATGTTTATCTATAAAGAGAGAAATACCTATGTACAACTTATAATACAAAAACTTGCTTATGAACGAGAAAAGACTACCACCAAGACTAATGGTTCTGTTAGTAGTACTGAAGGGTGAAAAGGTATATAAAGTACCTATTAGGTCTGAAATAAAATTAGACCACCTAAAGGATTTCAATACATTGAGGAGAATCCTTACACCTTTAGTACAACTATACCATGGGGTAGGTTTTGATACTAGACTTACTTATGATGAGTTTAGTATCTTCTTTAATGACCTACAACATTTGGGAGGTGAATGGTTAGATGAATATTCTTCGGGTATACAGGAATTGGTAGAAGTAAACCCATCACTGAAAATGACCAGGATATTAGGGAAATACGGAATGGATTACTTACCTCTCTTAAATCTCAGGAGTTATCAGAGGTATTAGCTACTAAACTAAAGCAAGCCATACATGAAGTATTTGAAAACGAGAAGAAGAAAGGTGGGCTAATTGCCGAGGAACCTTCTTTAGAGCTTAGGAAGAATTCAATAATAAAAGAGGCTTTATACTTGCTAACTCCCCAATTACCTTAATAATTGAAAGGCAGTCTAATCCACTGCCTTTCTTAGCGTATACACATCCTCAGCCTCCTTAAAAATAAAATAGATATATTTTTCTATAAAAATAAAAATGCTTATATTTGCATATCATTTTAAAAATAGACAAAAATATGAAAACGAATTCAGTAACTTACAATCAAGCAGACGAACTAACTAAGGTAGTTCGCAATTTCTTAGAAAAGAAATCTACATTTGAACTTGACTCTGATGAACAGGGTAATCTCCTTAATCTCCTAATGGGACTCTTAATCAAACTAGAGGATGATTACAAACTCAATTGCTTGGATATAAACCAGGTACAAATTTATGATACTACCTATTATTCTTTCATTTTCGAATCCATGGTAACTGCCAATACTAATCCCTATAAGGGGCAATTAGCATCTGCTGCAGTTCAATTCATGAATGAATTTACCGATAACGATGGGAGGTTCATATCATTCAATCAACTCGATAGAAACAACTGGATTTTCCAACTTAATTTCTCAATCGCATGACAAAGTATAACGTTAGTCCATTAGTTGCTCGGGAGATAGAATTCTCCACGGGCACTATCTTTGGTGGTAGTTGGTGCCGATACTTTATTTCAATCACCCTATATCAATGCTATATAGAAGCAACATGGAAAACCCGTCCTAAAAATGATTTAGACGGGAACAAAGAAATCTTTAACTCTTTACAGGAGTATCTAGATTGGTTTGCTAATCTTAAGAAAACTTACGGAAGGAGAATATCCCGTAAACAAATGGTATATGCTGCATACGATGAAACAACACGTACCTTCAGTTACAAACCCTACGAGAATTGGGCTACCAGACGTTCTAAGGAGAAATTAAATAAGCCCAAGGAACCAATGCTGGCCGATGAATTATAATAATCCCTAACCAGTTAATATATCCTCAGGGAGTTCAGAAACACCCACATCTGGGCTCCCTTAATTATTGCATATTTAAAATATTATTTCTATATTTGCATAGAGAAAAATAAATAGAATTATTTAACCAACTAAATAAATAATCACTATGGTAAACTTATATAAATTACTCAACGTACTGGAACAGGGCATGTCTCTGTTCCAACTTAATAAATGGAAAACCGAAGGCATCTGGTATCCAATCACCCAATACAAAAAGGAATCAGATGAAATTCAGGTAGTAACCAATTTATTTATTGCTGACCAAGAACAGTATCATATCCAACTATCAGGTAATTATCCAGAAGAATTCGATGACTGGAATAACTTTCTAGAGGAAAACCAATGGAAAATCTACCCATTACTTGCAAACATAATGCAGGTCTTCTTGCCCACAGGGAACTATCAAATTATGTATACCCTATATCCACAAGGGTTCATATCAGTAATTGCTAAACCCATAAACAAATAACATTATGATTACCGAAGAACTTAAACATACCTTAGACTCATTACCTTCAGAGATACATGAACAAGCCAGGGAACTGGTAAAAACTTGGAAAACTGCCAATGACCGAATAATAAACGAAATCTTTGAACTTTCCGAAGAAGCAAATGATGAACTTCAACAAATTGCTGATGAAGCTAAGGGTAAACTATTTACCCTATTATTTGGCCCACTCTATCATCATTACGTATCTCAATATGTATTAGACCAGGACTATTTTGAAGAAGAGGAACAATTCATCGAGGACCTATCAAAATATTATAACCTATGACACCATACATCAAAAACCAATTAATCAAACTATGCGACCATCCCGAATGGTTTAACGATATGCTAACTATATGGGATAACAATCCCGAAGAACCTCATACGGCTATTCGCAATTATTTATCCCATGTACAACTAAATGGATTACTAGAAAACACCAAAATAGTACATGTATCATTCAATGGAGATGAACCTAAACCGGGATTCTATTTCGAAATACCCAAAGATCCTAATATGTATCTCATACTTGGAATCCTGGATGAAGATGAACTCCCGCATACCGTACTATTAGGTAAACCAAAGTTTAACCCTCAACTCAATTAACATCATGAAACCAACAATAACAGTAAACCAATATCCAATCGGATGGGAATGGCTAGACAGAGTACCTCTAGAGGACTTTACTTGGCTTATAGAAATATTCTCTACCATGAAAAAGAAAGACCTAATATACATACCACACCAAGATACCTGGACAGAACGTTTCCCTAATCCGGGCAGTAACAAAAAGGATTACACTCTATACCTAAGTGATCCCCAAGCCCAGTATAACAAGCTACTCCGTACCCAACAGAAACTAAGAAACAAAAAGAAATGAACATCCTCTATCACATAATCCGAATAATCCTATCCCTAATCACCATCCTAACCCTCATACGCAATGAGAAAATATACCAAGCCCACAAGCATACCCACCCAACAAACAAAATAAGGTATATCATCTCACAGCTAATAGTCCTAACACTATACACCTCATCACTAATCCTGGTATCCTACACATATAGGATTATACTAAGATACATATAATAATACTAAAAATTATGAAATCACTAATCCTACTCATCGTAACGATCTGGCTTCTAATCCTAAATGAAGAAGCCTACCTAACAAAGAAATTCATCTACAGAATGAATTTAATCATAATCCTTTTAGTATATGCCTTCATACAGGTATGCCTAATCGAATAAATACCCACAAGGTACCTGGAATAAATACCGGGTACCTCCCACACCACCCCACACAAAAACAAAACAAAATCATCCTAACGCTAACTAAGGTACATAATATAATACCTAACTAAGGTACATAATATAATACCTATCCCCTCTATAACTAATATACCATCTACTAATATAATAATACCAAATACATATATCAAGGTACCTCACCGGGGGTTTTGGGGATTTAGGCAAACAAGGCTAGGCAATTTAAACTCACTATACAGCCACTCAACTCACTATATAGCCACTATACCATATAGCTCTACTACACACTTTAAAGGCAAACTCAAAAAGGCCTAAAAAGGCAAATAAATCCGACCATTAATGGCCCCTAAATCCGATTGCCTTGAGTACCCTTTATATGTATTATATTATAGATTGCATTCAAGGTAATTCGAAGGTAGGGGATTATATAATACAGGTATGTTATGTAGCTTCTATGTATGTAGGTAGTATAGCTTTAGTACATCGTCGATTAATGGCCATTATTAATTTACCTTGATTACCTTCACCAAGTTATTATATTATGTATTATATAATAAGTATTGGGTTGGGGATTAGGTAAATAGGATATTAGGTTTTAGGGCTAAAGGGTTTATAGGATTTAAGGCCTTCAAGGGGCATATTTAGGTAATATTCCTAGTAAGTATGTAATTTATTTGCTTAGTATTTATATTAGCATTAACTTTTGTATTCTAGGACAATTTTGTGATTTAGGGGTACCTAGATTACCGAGAGCCATTAGGTATTATATAATATTAGTTATAGGTAGGGAAGGTAAATGGCAATCTCCATTCATGGCCCCGAGGAAATTGAACCCGATTTTACCTTTAACATCGAGTATATAACCTTTCAGGTATACTTCGATTAATTACTTAACCCAAGGGGGCATCTAGCCCCATTTATATTATATACATATGGAACACAGAAGAATTACAAAATCGATTAACTAACATCGTACAAGGCATTACTAATACTCACCCTATTAGGATTAAGGCTACTATCGAGGTTTTCCTTGAAGAATTTGACCCAAGCCAGAACTATCTTCTCTCTATTTCAGATATAGAAGGCTATGAGACCCCATTTATAGAATTTGAGATTTGGGACAAAAATGATGGTCCTATACCTGGTATAAAACTTTTCAAGGATTTCAATATATACCTTGAACGAGAATTTTGCGAATACTAACACATTGCCCCAGGCCTAACTTAGGTACCTGGGTTTTTACTTACGCTAACTTAGTAAGCCATTATAGGCTATCCTAATCTCTATAGGCTTACCATAGTCCCTATATGGCCTTATTGAATTAGGACCTAATAGGTTTATAGAGGGATATATCTTAAGGGCCTTAATTCTTTATCACCTTAGTCCATTAATGGCCCTATCAATATACAGGTATATAACACACTTCCTAGAGGACAGGCATAGGCCATATAGGAATATCCTTATACATATCATATATGCCCACTACAAGGCGTGCGAAGATTCTCCTTGTGAACCCCAAAATTAAGTGCAAAAATTAAGTCCTTTTTAGGGTGCAATAAATTTTTGAATTTATAGATTTTTAAGAAAAATAATTTTGAAAATAAAAATATTCATTTTCTCAAAAAATTTTCTTGAAAATGTTTGTAGATTAAAATAAAGTCCGTATCTTTGCAATGTGAGAAAAACAAAAAGATATTTGAAAGATTTTATTTAAAACTTTTTAAGAAAATAATTTTCTAAAAATTTTGTAGATTAAAAAATAGTTCTTATATTTGCAATACAGAAACGAAATAAATAATACCTTATTAAGATAGTTTAAAAAGTTTTGAAAGTCTATTTGAAAAGGTAATAAAAATAATAAATAATAAAACTTTCAAACAATTTAATTATGAAAAATCAAATTAACAAAGTGAATGTAGAAAAAGCAAGTGCAAACAGCAAAGCAAATAATTCAATTGCTTTAGACGTTTTAAAGTCTGTAAAAGAAAAAAATCAAGGACTTTTTAAAACAGCTTTAGGAACAAAAACAGAAATCTATAAAAAGGAATTGTTTTTGGGAGCAAACGAAAAGCAAATCAAATCGTTACGAAAAAAGTTCAGAAATGTAACTTTCAATTTTCTTTCTACGATTGCAACAAATGCAGATAAAAAACTAATTAACGGATTTATAGACTTTTATAAACAAGTCTATGTTTTAAATGATTTTTCTTTTTCTTCGATTGCAAGCGAAAACACAAAAGAAGAAAAGAAAGAGATATTAATAAAAGGTCTCGAAATAGTAAAAAAATCTTTGAAGTAAAACAAAATTAAAGTAGGGGAAATATTTCCCCTACTAACTAAAATAAATCATTTATAAAGATATGGCAGTATTTACACAATATTTAATTATTAATATAGCATTGTTTGTAATTATAGCTTATTTAGTTATTCAATGCTATAAGGATATAAAAGAAATTTTAAAAGACGATAACGAAACTTTTGAGGACTAAAAGAAAGCAAAGGGATAAATAAAAATGTTTGTCCCTTAATTTTTATTTACAAATGTTAAATTTAACGTAACCGTACTCCCCTTTTAGTACCACAACTTTCGAAGCCCTCACATTAAGGGGTACCTTGAAGGCAAATACACATTTTTAGTACCACACAAAAATCACTCCTCGTATTAAGGGCATACCTAGATATCCCACAACCACACATGCTCACATAACACACAAAGAAGCCAGGGATGTTAGGTCTCTGGCAACTAATTAAAGTATAGCACGAATTAAATCCTTAGTCCTATCTTTCCCAAGAACTCCTCGAACCTTACCACCTTTCTTCTCATAAAAGAAAACATAATACTGTTGAAGATTCCTTAACCACCATCTCTTAACTTCACCATACCCATCAAAATACCTTTCTATACAATTCATATCCAATGGGGTAATCCATATCTGATACCAAATCCGATTATCCTCTTGGCATTTAAGAATCCTCTTTTCATTATCATCCCTAATTGTTTCAACCTTCACCATCTTAATAATCCTCCCTCACTGATTTTAACCTACTGGTAATATCTATTCTCCCAGTAACCTTTAACACCCTACTATTTTTTCTCTTTAGGTATAAATATCTTAAATAATCTTCTGCCCTTTCAATTGCCTTATCCTTATCAAGGAAGGTTTCTATATTACTCGAATACTTATCTCTAAGTGTAAGCCAAAACACCAATCCCAGGAAGGAATACCTAATCTTAATGAAGTACCTTCCTCTGCTTGTATGGTAGTAAATCTGATACTGATACTTTCTCATAATTCTTTATATTGATTATATAATATCATAGACTTCGGATTATCCCTCTGGTAGATTACAATATCAAAGTTCTTTCTATAAACCAAAAACTTATAAAGATATGGAAGAAACATTATTCAAACTAGCACGTGCAATTACAGATACAGGTACAGATACTGTATCTTCAGAGGGTGGTACTATAACCTACCGTATCACTTCCCTCAAAAGGAAACTGGTAAATGGCAAAGTAGTTTCAACCTCTACACCCTCTTGTACTTTGAGCTCAGCCTCCGTAAGTTGGGCTATTTGGGGAGGAGTTACCGTTGGAGATGGTTACTTAGATGTAAAAATTAACTATTCAAAAAATACTGAGTCCTCAAGGTCTACTACTCTGACATTTGCCCAAAATGGGTCTAATAACAAAATCAATCTCACCGTAACTCAAGAGGCTGGTGTAACCTATAGTGGATACATAAAAATGGTTTCAAACACATTGCCTTTAGGTGGTGATAAATATAATACTGCTCAAATCCTTGTGATGGCCTATTTAAAGGGTAGTGATGGGTCTAAAAAGCCAGAAACTCCCCATGTGGGTAATGCTCCCGATTGGTGCTCAGTATCCATTGCCTCAGCGGGTACTCTTGAGAACCATTACATGTTATCCCTGACCGCTTTATCGAGTAATCAAACTGGAGCTAACCGTTCAGAGTATATCTTCTTAACCTGTGGGGATGCTAACCTTAGTATACCAGTAACTCAGAAGCCACAAATAGCTTCAACATTCACTCTCTCTGGATTGCCCACAGGTACAGGCTACTTTCTCTTTGGCAGGGGAGCTAGGCCACAGAATACATCATCTTCAGATCAGGCGTATATACAGGGTCTCTCAGCAACTGGTACTACTACTATGAAGATTCCATTCTATGCCAATGACTCAGAACCTGGTTCTCAAATAGAATGTACTACTGGAGATAAAGTAGCTGTATATACTAAATCAGATGCTACCTGGATATCAGAGGGGTCATTTATAGTACCAAGTGCAGGAGGAACAGTATCAATCTAAAAACATTATACATTATGGAAAATAAAGTTCTTAAATTAGGGGAGGGGAGATCTACCCAAGATGTATATGCAGAAATAAGACAGGGAAACTCTGAGAGATGGACAATACAATCTCAAAAGCGTAAGTATGTAAATGGCAAATTGTCCGGGGTTATTGAAGTTGGTTATTCTGCTAGCATCAATACCCCGGACTATGTTCTGGAGGAAGACAAAAGTAACAATAGTATTCAGATTACTGCACAAGATGACGGTACTTCTGGGCTTTGTATACTTACACAAAATGAATCTGGTAATAAAATAAATCTACACCTTACTACTCCCGAAGAAAAAGAATATTGGGAAATACATTTTAATCCTATAACCATCAATGGAGTAGACACGAGTGCTTTTTTTAAGGCTACTACCAATATTAGTGGCGAAGGTGGACCTATGGCTGATGGTGACAAAAATACGAATTGGATAGTAAATCAAAATAGATATGCTATTAATGTCTATATTGCTAACCTGTACCCGGGAAATTCCGAAATGTTGTCTTGGTCCTGCTTTGATAAGAATGGTAATGCTTTTAGTCCTAACTACAATTTACCAAGTAATTCATACTTTACAACAAAAACAACTGGATTGGGTTCCTATACTCTTACAAAAGTTTCAACTCCCTCTGCTAGCAGTGATACTCCTATACTCTCCAGTAGGTTTAACCCCACTAAAAAATATCCATTAGATTTGAATTTTTATTGGGTAGCTCCAATTTACCACCTGCATTAAGATAATATCCCAATTATAAAAGCAATTACCCAGAATATAAGAGCCAGTGTATATGCAACAGAATATCTATGCCATGGATACCAGCAGGTAATATAAGAATCTACTTTTAGTATTTCTGGATGTTCTTCCTCGTATTTTTTATCCTCTTCTCTAGAACTGTATTTATGAAATACATAGAAAGGTAAGAATACGAAGAAGATTATTAAAGTAACTGGGAATAAGAGTAGGAGAAGAATCTCCCACCCTTGCATTGATGTCCCAGCATAATCACCGTGTCTATCAAAAAAGAATCTCATAGCAACTTATGTTTTAGGTACTTGGTTAATAGATAAATCGGAAATAGAGGTAATACTATCCATACCGAGATGAATAAAACGAGAGAGTGTATTTTGTGAGTATAGGGTAAATAATCCAAGCAAGCCCTTACAAAAAATACCGTGAATGGCAAACATACCAAGTAAATTATCGCTAATACCGTAGTCATCATTGTTCTTTGAAGTATTTGTTAATAATCTTGGTAAGCTTCTTATCAAATTCAATCATCATATCGAAAGCATCTGTATCTTTCATACTTCTCATCTCCTTATCAAGTAATTCTATGTTTCTCTTAATTGAGAAATAGGCCTTATATGCAAGGAATACTCTTTCATTTTCTTCGGTAAGCGGACGAACTTCTCCCTTTTGCCCATCCAATCTTGGGTATGTATCATCAGGACCCAAGGTTCTTGCAACTTTTACTCGGTTACTGAGCATTGCGAATCCACCTTTTTTATCAATAGATTCCACTGTAACTTTCTCAATGATGGGTCTTCCAGATAAGGTGAAGAGAACCTCATCCCCCTCTTTAAGCTTTTTGATTTCTTTCTTTTCTTTTTTCATATCTTTATTTATTAAGAATTTTTCTTTATGCAAATATACGAAATTATTTCTTATTTATTGCATTATCAATCATATTTTTAATAAATTCATAGGCATTGCCCCGATAATCTTCTAGCATTTTGTATTCCTGTGGAGATAGAATTACTCCGTTTACTTTAAAAGCATCTCTTAGATGCTCTGGTATAGTGCCCTGGTGAGCGATGTTATTATAACGGATAATGAAAAGTTTCTCTCGGTCTTCATCAATAACTCCCAGAGTGTTTACTGGTTGGAGTTTAGTTTGGTAAATACCGCCAAAAGCCGAGGGCACCATTAAAATATTTCCGGGAATTTTAGTTACCCAGTGAGAATAATCTGGAGTAATTACCGCAATTTTACCCTCTTTCTCAAGCTCTTTATCATAAGCTAATCGATTAAACCAAAAAGCACATTTAAAACAAACGTGTTTTCTTGCCATAAGTTGGGGAATCTCTCTAGTTTCATCGAATTCCTCTAAATTAATTGGTTTGCCACATATCTGGCACTCATTTTTCTTGTCCATATTGCATTATTTTATAAGTTATATATGATAATAGAACCTCTAAACATATTGAAAATGGGTTATAAGCAATACTTTTGTTACTAAAATTGAACCCTTAAAACTGATAAGTTATGGATAAACTAACAAATGAAATGATTAAAGACCTTGCTATTCGCTTAGGTCTAGAACCTGCTCTATTGAAAGCTGTTCAATTGGTAGAAGCAGCAGGTAGAGATGGGTTTTTAGCTGATGGTAGGCCTCAAATCCTCTTTGAGGGTCACATTATGTACAAAGAAGTACATAAGAAATTCCCTGACAGAGATTTAGCTTACCTTTGTAAGAGATATTCTACGATTTTCTTCCCTAAATGGGATAAATCGAAGTATTTGGGAGGTGTACACGAGTATAAGAGACTCGAATTAGCCAAAGAAATTGACGAAGAATGTGCATTGAAGTCTGCAAGTTGGGGTATGTTCCAGATTTGTGGGTTCAATCACAACCTCTGTGAATGTAAAGATGTCTTCGAATTCGTTCATAAGATGTCGGAATCTCATGCAAATCAACTAGAACTCATGTATTATTTCATGAAAAACTCTGGTTGTTTGAGTAATCTCAAAGAAAAGGACTGGGCTGGCTTTGCCAGAAAATACAATGGTCCCGGGTATGCCCAGAATGCCTACGACCAAAAACTAAGAAATGCTTACGAAAACTTCAAAGATAAATTATGAAAAGATGTCATTTTAACAGCTGGGTAGCAAAAGTATTTCTTTTCCCCAGTTACAAAGCAATTACTCTGGTGTATAACTCATTCTTCAAACACAAAGTAGAAGAGTGTAAACCCGATGATATCAATCATGAATGTATTCATCAGATACAGCAGATTGAATGTAGTATAGTGGGTTTAGTACTTGGTATCATACTCTGTTTATCATTTGGTATATCCTTTTGGTGGGTAGTGGCTCTGACTTTTGGATTCTTCTACCTTTGGTATGTTATCGAATACCTAATTATCCTGTGCTTTGCCAAGTGGGATAAACAGAACGAAAGATATCATGATGTAAGTTTCGAAGAAGAAGCCCACAATAACGATAAGAATCTGAGTTACTTGGAAGACCGTAAGCCATTTGCTTGGATTAAGTACATTAAATTGAGAAGCTACAAGAAATGAAAAAATTAAAAGTATTAGGGGTGTCTGCTGGTGCAGGCATCCTTTTGTTCCCTTTTAGAAAGAATTTGATAGCTAATATAGAAACTCGAGGAGTATTTTATACTAAAGGCTTAGAGCAGTGGAAATTGAACTTTGGTGGTATACCCTATTATAAAGATGAAACCTTCCCAGATTGTAAGCCAGACATCATACTTTCAAGTCCAGACTGTGGAGCATCTTCTATTATGAGGCTTTCAAAAGTAAAAGAATTGGGCAATCCCCAAGAGAATAAATCCCTGAATCTAGTAATTCAATCAATCTTACATTATAAACCTAAGATATTTCTTATTGAAAACTTACCTCGTTTGCTATCTTTGCTCCCAAAAGAATATCTTCAAAAAACTCTTGAAGACTATAAACTTATTTTTCACGAAAGAAGCGTTTCTGACTACGGTAACTCACAGTTATCACGAAAGAGATTACTTATCATTGGAGTACATAGAAAAACGGGTAAGAAATATTTGAATGCTTTTGATGAAGTATTTCAAGTAAAAAACCCAACAATTACTAGAAATCTACTTAAACCACTCACATTCTCTCAGGAAAATAATACTAACCAGATTCCGTTTATGAGTAAAACTCTGGCAATGTATGACTATCGGAAGCTTCCTGAAAAGAAGAATCTTACAGTAGCAAAGATACATAGACTCTGGGTTAGAGATTTTAAAGATGAAAAGAAGTGGCCTATCAAAACTGCAAAGATGAGTACTCTCCCAGGAGTATATCGATTGGAGTATGATAAACCACCATTAACTCTCAGACCTGCAGATAGGCAATTCAGACCTGATGGGTATCCTTTGGGGATTGAGGATTTCAAGGCAATTATGGGATTCCCAGATAAATTCAAAGTTTACCTTCACAAGAATGGTGATACCTTCGAAGGTGATTTTAAGGATTACCATTATTGGCTTAACAAGGCAAGATATACAATTGCCAAAGGGGCAGTAGGTGAAATAGGTTATTGGTTTAAGGAATGCCTCAAAAAGGCAAATACCAAGAAACCTTGAGTTTCAGCTTTATATATAAAGTCTTATATATAAGTTTCTGGGGTGCCTTGAAATATATAGATATATAATATACTACGTATATATATCTATATATTTATCTGCGTATATATAGCTATTCATATATCATATCGTAAGTAGTATATTTGGATATTATCTCACTTCGTTCGATAAAGGTAATCGCTTAGCGATTACCGAATAGATAGTATCATTAAAGCGTGCGACTATTTCAATTTGAAAACTTAATATATCGGATTATGAGAATGATTAATGCAAAGTACCCAATTACCGAATTGAACATTAACAACATCCTTAAGTTCTTTCGGATTATTTATCGGAATTTACCTTCGATACGTTTTGAGATTATTGAAACCAAAAGTACTTTTCAATTCAAGTTCCACATCATTAAGTCAAACTTAAGTCCAGTAGAACGTTATTGGTTGAAGAGTAAGATTAAGAAATTCATCAAGTATGAAGACATTTAAGAGGGCCTTGTTTATTGTACTTCTAGGATTTACTATTTACCTTTGCTTCAGGAATTACAAACTTTCTCGAGAGGTTGATTCCCTGGAACTAGCGGTCAATGAAATCCCAGATACAGTATACACAGAGAAACCCTTCAAACCAGAGAAGAAGTACTCAGAAAAAGTTGAACCAGGTAAAATCTTAGTTCATGATAATAAGCAGCCAACTCTCTTTCCTGATTCCATGCTAAGGCAGCCAGTTATCAGTAACCAAGATTCCCTGGTTCAAATTGTTTTGGAGAAAGATAAGTTGAACTTAAGTCTGTTCAATAAGGAGACTAACACTTATTCAACTAGACTATTCCCAATCGACTTAGATAAGTACAACTACAACTGGTATGAAGGTCAATTAACTCGAAAGAAAGTTGCAAGGTTATCACTTAGTCCATACGTTTATGGCAAATACAGACCTTTCAATAATCTCTTCGATATTGGAGCTGGTCTTTCAATCAAGACTAAGAGATTTAATTACAAACTCGGAGTCAATACCTTTTACTATCCGAAGATAAAATCAGGGATGGGTACTGACATCGAATTTCAAATAACGTATAACTTTTAAGTAATGGCAAAGACTATCTCAGAAACTAGAACTACATTAACTCGGGAGGAGCTATCAAACCTATCCCGAGTTTCTAGTGATGTTTTCTTTTTTAGCCTTTTTTGCTATGTGATACATCCAGTAAGAGGAAAGGTAAGATTTGATTTATACCCATTTCAGAAATCAGTTCTCTACAATTTCATTGCCCAACGATTCAATATCATTCTCAAATTCCGTCAGGCAGGAATTACAGAACTTATTTCTATGTACTGTCTTTGGTTGGCGATGTACCATCCCAACAAAAAGATAAACATTATCTCTATCAAAGACACAACTGCTAAGAAGGTGCTTAAGAAGATTAAGTTCATGTACAAGAATCTTCCATGGTACCTTCAAACTCCCATAATCAATGGTAGAGCTGGAGAATACGGTTCTGCTTCCATGATAGAATTTGATAATGGGTCATTTATTGAATCAATTCCGACATCATCCGAAGCCGGTCGTTCGGAATCCCTTTCTCTTCTGGTAATTGACGAGGCAGCAGTAGTAAGATGGGCTGCTCAAATTTGGGCTGCTGCATTCCCTACTCTTTCCACTGGTGGAGCTGCCATCGTCAATTCCACTCCCTATGGAGTTGGTAATTTCTATCACTCAACTTGGGTAGATGCCATTGCAGGAGGTAATCCTTTTAACCCAATTCGATTATACTGGCAAATGCACCCAGAACGAGATATCAATTGGTATAACCAAATGTCTTCTGCTTTGGGAGCAAAACGAACTGCACAAGAAATTGATGGTGACTTCTTATCATCTGGTAATACAGTCTTCGACTTAGCCGATATTAAAGCTATCGAAGACTGCCTTAGTGATTACCCAGTTATTAAGAAGAGATTTAATGGTCAATACCGACAATTCTGTGAACCCGGATCAGATAAAGGATATTTCATTGGTGCAGACGTTTCAACTGGTAGAGCTTCTGACTACTCTTCATTTACTTGTATGGATAAGCTAGGAGAAGAACAAGTAGTATATAAGGGAAGAATGGCAGTGGGAGCTTATGCTAAGTTACTTGGTGATACTGGGAAGTTGTTTAACTGGGCAGTAATAGCTCCAGAATCCAATGACGTTGGTTTATCAGTAACTTCTAAGCTTCAAGATGAAGGCTACCCTAACCTTTACTACTACCAGAAGATGCTAAAGAAAAAAGGTAAAAGTAGACCTGAAATGGATAAATCCCCTGGTTGGTTAACCACCCAAAAGAATCGTTCAGTGATAATAGAAAACTTGGAAGAAGATATTCGATTAGATCACGTAATCATTAAGGACCCATTCTTTGTACAAGAAGCTTATACCTTCATTTATGATGGTTTAGGTAGACCTGTTGCAATGGGTAAACATAGGGCTAACAATTCAGCTGTAGATGTAGACCTTGAAGGAGATGTATATGCCGATGATGATATCTTTGGAAAAGCAATATGTAATCACATAAGGAAAGGAAAAACTAACGTAATCGTACAACCAAGATGAAAAAGTACTTCAATTTTAGTTGGGGTTGGGGACGTAAGAAGGACCCTCTCAAGAATGGTACATCCTCTAATAAAGAGGAGAAGCCTGCCACATCGATTTCGCCTGGTAGGGTTTCAGTTGACGATGATAGCGATAACTTAATTACATCATTACAAGGGTTGACTAAATTAGTTGAACCCTCTTTTCGTGTTGATGTGATACCTTTAATTCGGGATTTATATAAAGTAAATCCTGATATGGGCATCGCATTGCAAGATATGTTTAAGTTAGCTAACACCAGTCATACAGTAACTTTCCCTAATAATACCGATGAAGAGGCTTCAAAGATGAGAGAACATCTTAAGAAAGCCACCAAGGGATGGACCAGATATACTGCTGGTATAGATGGTTTAGTTAACAAAATGATTGTTCAACTTCTTGTAAGTGGGGCAATATCCGTAGAAGGAGTACCAAATGACAAGCTTGATGGATTGGCTACTGTATTATTCCTTAAACCAGAGCATATCAAGTTTAAACGGGAATTAAATGGGGTGTATGCTCCTTACCAAAAGAATATAAATTTCTTTGTTAAGCAACAAGATTACATTAAGCTTAACCCAGAAACCTACTTCTATGTTGGTATGTTCAATGATACCGATGAACCTTATGGAGTTCCTCCATTTATGCCTGCATTGGATTCTCTCAAAGGACAAAATGATATGAAGATTAACTTCAAACATATCATGGAGATTTGTGGTATGGTTGGTTTCTTAGAAGCTAAGATGCAGAAATCTCCACAAAGGCCAAATGAGAGTATCAAATCTTATGAATCCAGATTATATCATGAACTCAATATCCTCAAACGTAATGTTAAAGAGGGTATGAAGGATGGGGTAGTTGCTGGTTACATAGATGACCATGAATTCAAACTAAATTCTACTACTAAGGAGCTCGGTAATATCGAGAAGCCTTGGAATATGAACCAACAATCTGTAGCAAATGGGTTGGGAGTTAATGGCTCTATCATTGGGGTATCATCTACTACTGGTGAAGGTGCAACTGGTATAATGCTGTCTAAGATGATTAGCCAGTTAAAAAATATCCAAATGCTTGTAGCTTATGTATTAGACCGACTTTATTCTCTAGAACTGCGTCTGGCAGGCTTTAATAATAAGGGAATGAAGATTGATTGGGGAACTTCTACAGTTTCTGATGAAGTTAAAATCCAACAAGGTCTTCAGTATAAGATACAGAACCTTGACTTATTGTATAAGGCTGGTATCATTAGTCAAGAGCAATATGCTTGGGCAATGGGTTATGATTCTCCTGATGAGAAAGAACCAAGAGTTTCACTTGAGGACCAATTTGCTAAGGGAGGTAATACAGACCCACAAGAGGGTACCAAGAAGAAACAAAGGCAGGATGATAAAAACCAATCTGCTCGTAGGTCAAGAGATAAGAATAACCCGGCTCCTTCTCGAGGAGACCAAAATACTAAAGCAAGATGAGTAAATTTACAAAGAAAAACAAAGAGCATCTTGATTCTATGGTGATAGGTCAAGGCCATACCATTATGGCTGGGTATATCCCAGAAGCAGTGGGAGCCAAGGCTTTCTCAGAGAATTATTACAAATGGAAAAATCCTACACCGGATTCCATTGCTCAATTTGGATTTTGGGGAGGGGATATAGATTATAATACTTACTATCCCAACCTAGACAAATCGGAACTAACTCCTAAGGACGAAGAGTTTATCGAACCTATGTTCCGATTACTTTCGGAAACGATTGTATCTAAGAATTGGAACCCGACAGACTTTGGTCAGAATGGAGTACTAAAGGCTTCTATGAAGATGTTGCTTGGTCAAACAGTAAACTGTGACCATGAAACCAACATCGGTAATGCTATTGGTGCTGTATCACAAGTAATGTGGCAGGAATCCTATAAAGACGGTAGCTTTACTATACCCGCTGGTATCAACGGTATTCTGAAAATCGATGGTAAGGCAAACCCAAGAATTGCTAGAGGCATCCTTATGGAACCTCCTTCAATTCATAGTAATTCAGTTACTGTACAATTTAAGTGGGATAAATCCCATCCCCAAATGGAAGATAACGAATTTTATCAGAAACTGGGTACTTATGACTCTAAGGGAGTTATGGTACGTAGAATTGTTACTGAAATTGTTCGTTACCTTGAGACCTCACTAGTTTCACATGGTGCTGATTCATTTGCCCAGAAAATTGGTTCGGATGGTAAAATCATTAACCCAACCTTTGCCAAAAGAACTTGGGCATCTTATGAAGAATACAGAGATGATAAATCGAAGCAATACTTCTTTACTGATTATAAATCAGATTTAACATCATATCAAGAAAAGAACGATACTCGGGGTTCTTTTAATGATAATGATGCCAATGATAATCATTCAAATAAAGATAACATGAACGAATTACAAAAATTTCTTGAAATCCTTTTTGGGGATAACATGCTTACCCTGGAAGAAGGTAAAGAGATGAATCAGGAAAATGTAATTGCCTGCATTCAGACTTTGGTATCATCCAGAAACGAATTGCAAACTTCGGTAGATAATCTTACTACAGAGAAAACTTCTCTTACGGAACAGATTACCAACTTGAATGCCGAAGTAGCTAACTTGAAGGAAATGGCAACCGTAGGAAAGAATCACATTGCTTCTCTACGTGAAAATGCCGTAGAAACCTACAAGAAGTTGATGGGTGATAAGGTAGATGAGACAATCGTTACGATGCTCAATGCCGAGACTACTGGTATTACTACTCTTATTTCCTTGACCAAGGATTACCAAGCTCGCTTGGAAGAGAAGTTCCCTCTCACTTGCTCAAAATGTGGTTCTAAGGACGTCAACCGTGCTTCCTCAATTGCTGAGGATGATACCGAGGGTAAAACTGGAACCCAGGGTAATGATACCCAACGGAATTCAGAATCTCCGAGTACTAAGAATGTAATCGATAACTTGTATCGAAACAAAATCAAATAACTAATATAAATAATCCGCGTTATGGAAAAAACTAAAATCGTAAACGACCCTCAGCAACTTACTCTCTTTGGGGAAAGAACCCCGAGAGCGGTGATTTACAAAAGTGAGTCACACAAATTGCACCAGGCTTTCAATGTTAAAGCTGGAGAGAAAATCGTACAGGGTATGCCAGTGGCTTTGAATGAAGAAGGTTTGATTTACCCTTGCACTGATACAGCTACTCAAGTTTATTTGGGTGTAGCAGTAACGGATAACGTTAACCCTGCTTATCAACCTCAAAGAAATTTCCCGGTAGAGGTAACAGTAGCTATGGAAGGTTACATGATTTGTAACTGGGTATCAAACGGAAATATCGAAGCTGGCTATGTAACTCCCGATGGAGAATTGCTTAACGATAGATTCGTAAAAGCTAACCAAGCAACTTCAACCCAGTTCATTGCCCTTAATCCAGCAGAAGAGGCAAATGAGGTAATTCAAGTACTCATCAAATAAGAGAAAAGAAGTTATGGAAAATAAAATAGATATTACAAAGTTGAAGGCTCAAGATTTTATGAATGAGCTGCCGGAAATGGTAAGAAGCTTGGAAGCTGTTCGTTCCGGTTCACAGGACAAGAAGCCTGTAGAGGTAACTTTTGGAGAATTGGTTACCGGTAAATGGGGTATTTCAGAAGATGAACTTTTTGAAAAGATGGGCATCAATCCAAAAGTGGACACGATGCAGAACATCTTTACAATGCCCCAACAGAATATTCGTTGGATTGTTCCGGAAATCATCCGTGCTGCTATCACATTGGGTATGCGCCAGGCTCCGTTCTATCCAAATATCATTGCATCTGACCAACCAATCAATGGTTTACAAGCAATCATGCCGATGGTTAACATGTCGGATGCTGCCCCTGCAAAGGTTAATGAGGCAGAAACTATCCCATTGGGTGATGTTAGCTTCGGACAGAAATCAGTTAGCCTCTTCAAAATCGGAAAAGGTTTCAAACTTACTGATGAAGTTCGTAACTATGTTTCGCTCGATGTCTTGGGAATCTACCTTCGTGATTTTGGCGTTCAGTTGGGTTATGCTCTGGATACTCTGGCTATGGACGTTGCTATCAATGGTAACAACCCTGATGGCTCTGAGTCTGCCCCGGTAATCGGTGTATACGAAACAACTAAGGGTATCACTTACAAAGACCTTCTGCATATTTGGGTACGTGCTGCTCGTATGGGACGTAACTTCCAAACTATGATTGGTGGTGAAGACCAGGCAATCGAAATGCTGAACTTGCCGGAATTCAAGGATCGTCACTCTGGTACTACAGAAGCTACCCTGAATGTTAAGTCTCCTGTTCCCAAGAATGCTGACTTCTACATTCACCCGGGTACACCCAACCAACAGTTGCTGTTGATTGATACATCTGCTGCCTTGATTAAGCTTACTGCTCGTCAGTTGATGCTTGAATCTGAAAGAATCGTTTCTAACCAGACTCAGGCAATCTATGCAAGCTTGACTACTGGCTTCTCTAAGATGTACCAGGATGCAACTCTGTTGCTGGCTGCTGACAAGGAGTTCTCAGAATTCGGCTTCCCCGAGTTCATGAACGTAGACCCATATTTGATGGTTAACCTAGAATAATAAGGGGCGTCCGGTTTCATCTATATAAATTCCCTGAGAGGGTAGGTAACTAAAAAAAAAGACCTATCCTCTCTTTAATCATTTTTAAATCTTAGGAAATATGGCTAAAGATAAATATACAGTAACTGTGGGACCAAGAGCTTACAGTTTTCATGACCAATCAACTGGTATTACCGTTTGTAGAGGAGAAGACAAGGAACTCTCTCGTCGTCAATTCCGTGCACCAAAGATTCAGAGGGCAATTGCCTCTGGCCATTTGATTATCATTGCTGATAAATCAGAAATCGAAAAGTATTCAGAGGCCGACATCGAAAAGTTGGATAAGAGACTGAATGCTCAGTTCAAGAAAGGCATGACTCTTGAAAAACTTGCAAAGGGCTATTCCCTGGAAGAACTGAAACTGGTAGCAGGTCTTCATGAAATCGTTGCCGAGAAAGATGATACAGTAGAAACACTTATTCAGGCTTTGCTGGAAGAATTCGAATCCTCTTCTAAAGGGTAATATATGAAAATTACATAAGACAGACTAATATGAATAACAATCTGGACTTTTTGTACGTTACGTCAGGTCTGGAAGTTTCATTCAGAGTCATATCCAAAGTCCCGGCCAAATCCATTTTTGACTGGGACTTTGGCGATGATAAGGGAGAGGTTTTCAATGGTGGAAGACATGTTTCCTATTCTTATGAAACTCCCGGTTTCTATACAGTAACCCTACATGTAACCAACTCGAATGGTTTAGATATCACCGTAGATAAGACTCTGGTAGTTTGTGATTATGGGCATACAGCATTAGCCGATACAATATATAATTTAATCGACCACTATATTCCTTCAGAGATATCAGAGGGAATGACCAGGGAAGATAAATCTATCTACATCACCAAATGGCAATATTATATTGGTCCTCTAGTAAATCACTTAATTCCTGCAGATAAGTATACTGATGAATTATGGTATGAAGCACTAGAAAACCAATTAATAATGGAATTGGCAGCATGGGACTTTCTCAATGTGAAGATACTTAATCTATTAACAAGTACTTCAGAATACCTAAGTCAATTAACTTCTACCAAAGAACAAACTGGTGAGGGTACTTCTAAACCCGAACTTGCCCGAGGTGATAGGATAAAACAAATCACTACTGGGCCTACTGAAGTGCAATATTATGATACCTTGGCAGATGCTACAAGTTCCCTATGGAAAACACTTTCTCAAGCAATGCAACCAGGTGGATTAATAGATGAATTAAGAAAGAACCTTTGTATGTTAGCTTCACGATTGGAAATCTACTTACCGTTCTGTGATGAAGTATTTAGAACCGTAGTCCCAAAAGTAGTTAACAGAAGGCAACCTGGAGTATTAGATGGGCCAAATCCAAGTGCTCCAGTGAAAGGTGGTAAGAAATCAATTCTAACTAAGTTATGACAAAAGAACCCTGGAGAATGGTAAAGAACCGCTCTTGGGATAGATACAAGAAAATTATCACTGACTTCTTAGATTGGGATGCTGGTAGGCAATCCATAACCTGGGCCAAACATGTTAATCAGCTTCTCAGTCATGCCGAAGACAGTATACCTAAATATTATAACATCCAAATCGAGGCATTATGTTACTACGATGCTTTCAGAAACTGGCCTATCAATAAGGCAACTATTTCAGGAGAATTGGATGATGAAAACTTATCAATACTAATTTCTAAATCTTATATAGAACAAATCGGTTATCTTACACCGGAAGGTTATTGGGATTTTAATTGGGAACAAGATAGGTTTGTAATTAATGGTATAACGTATAAGCCTTCTGGAGATACTCAGACTGCTCAGGCAAAGGATGAGGCTTTAGTTTTCATGATTATCCTAAAGAGAGACCGAGATACCAAAGTTGAATTTGTAGAATAAAAATAAAGTATATGGCAAAGATGTTAGTACTGAGGTGGACACCAATTACTACAAACAGTGGAATTTGGTTTGATAGTAATCTGGTTATCCTCAATGGTACCTCTGGAGTTCATATTGAAATGAAAGGTAATGGCAATGATGTAACGGCATTTCAATCGATGACCGGAAACAAATTTGTCACCTGCTTTCAAGATTACTTCGGGGATATCTGGGATAAAATAATACCTCATCCTGGTATAGGCCAGGTAATAAAGTTCCGTGTAAATAGGCTTCCTGATTATGCTTGCATACGGGGAGATATTGAGGACGGTGGAGATGTAGACCCCGAAAATCCGGGTGTACCAATGAATGCCTTCTGTGGTTCAGAGGGAGAACCATTCAGGGATATAGATTCGGAATTCTTACTGGGTCGTCAACGTGCAGTAATTAATCCTTAAATTTTATAAAATATGTATGTAAGTAAGTATTATACCTGCGAAGAAATAGACCAGCGATTATTACAAGGTTACTATGATGACTTTGTTAAAGCTGGCTTTGGAGGAACCATAAATGAGTTCTGGGCCTTCGTACTTTCTATCAAGAATAAGGTAGATAAGAAAGAAGGATACGACTTATCGAAAAATGATTTTACCGATGAGTTGAAGGCTAAACTTGATGGCATCGAAGAACATGCAAATTACATCACTAAAGTTTCTCAGCTTGAGAATGATTTGAAATATCAAACCGAGGAAGAAGTTAAACAGATGATTAGTGATTTGGTTGATGGTGCAGATGATGCTCTTGATACTCTTAAAGAGTTAGCAGAAGCTTTGGGTAATGACCCCAACTTTGCAACTACTATCACTAATAAATTAACCGACCTTCGTACTGCTTTAACCGAAGAGGTTAATCGTGCTAAGGAAGCCGAAGCTGCCTTGGGTGCTGCAGTAGCCGCAGTTCAGGATAACCTCGAATATGGGTTAGACCAAATCAATAAGAAGATTGATACGGTTAAGGCAGACTTAAAAGCTGAAATCGACAGAGTTGAGAAGAAGGTAGATAAGAATGCCGAAGACATCAAAGACCTTGAAGATAAGGTAAATCAAGGTAAGGGTGAACTTGAGAAGGAACTCAAGGATCTTATCCAAAAGGAAAAAGATGAACGTATTGCTGCCGATAATGAGATTAAGGAAAGTGTAAATGACCTTAAAACTCTCCATATCAATGATAAGGCATCCCTTGAGTCAAAGATTGCCGAAGAAACTGCAAATCGTACCAATGCAGATACCGTACTGGATTCTAAGATTAATGAAGAAATCACTAATCGCCAGGCTGATACTTTAGCTCTTCAGGGTAAGATTGACCAAGAGAAGGTAGACCGTCATTCTGAGGACCAAGTTCTTCACAACGAAATCTCTAAAGAGGTAACAGATCGTACTAATGCAGACAATGCTCTTCAAGGTAAAATTGACCAAGAAGTTCAGGCCCGTACTGTTGCAGACCAAGTATTACAGAACAATATAGATTCAGAGGCTACTGCTCGTGCTGCTCAGGATTTAGTTCTCGAACATAAAATTGAGGATATAAAAGAGCAGGGTGTAGAAGACAAAGAACAATTACTTAATGCCATTGCTGCCGAGGCTGCTGCTAGAGAAAAAGGGGATAAAGACCTTGATGCTAAGAAGGTAGATAAACGTGAAGGTTATTCTTTGACTAAGAATGACTTTACTGATATCCTCAAAGCTAAACTTGATGGCATCGAAGAAAAGGCAAACTATATTACCCATCTCTCTCAGCTTATCAATGATGCCGGTTTCCAAACTGAAGAGGAAGTAAATGCGGCTATCCAAAAGATTATTGGTTCAGCACCTGAAGTACTTGATACTCTTAAGGAAATTGCTGATGCCCTTGGAAATGACCCCAACTTTGCAACTACCATCACTAGGAAGTTGGCTGCAATTACAGAACAGGTTAACCAAGAAATCGAAGACCGTATTGCAGGAGACGAGGCAAACAGTGCTGAAGTAGCTGCTGAAGTTCAAGCTCGTAAGGATGCAGATACTGCCCTTGAAACTAAACTGAAAGAATACGTAGACAATAAGTCTGCTACTGGAGATGCTGCACTCGGAGTTGTAAGAGATAACCTTAATAAGGAAATCCAAGACCGTAAAGATGCCGATGCAGTAATTCAGGCTAACTTGGATAAGGAGATTGCCGAAAGAAAGGCTGCTGATGAAGCATATACTCAAAGTCTGGCTAACGTTAACCAGCGTATCTCAGACTTGGCTTTGAGTATACAAGAGTCTATCAATACTTTGCGTAATGAGCTTACTGAGCAGGTAAATGCCAATACTACGGCAATCGCTACTAATCAACATAATATAGAAAGAAATTCAGAGGCAATCACAAACTTAACTAAGACTGTAGGTGATAACTACAAGGAAGTTAAGGATATGATTAACGAAGAAATCGTTGACCGTACGAATGCCGACAGTGCTTTGAGTTCTCGTATCGATACTCTCAATATTGACCTTAATACTGAGAGTGTAGAAAGAAAGGCTGCCGACCAAGTTCTCCAGGTAAATTTGGATAAAGAAGTAGCAGACCGTACTGCAGCCGATAAATCTCTGAGTACTGAGTTCACAGCTAAATTAGATAATGCTAAGCAGGCTTTGGAATCTGAGGTAGCTAGCCTTAATACTAAGCTTGAACAAGAAAAGGAAAACCGTATTGCCGGTGATAATGCTTTGGGAGTTCGTATTGATTCTCTAGAGGCAGGTAATACCGATGCTATGAATGAATTAAAAGCAAAGGTAAATGCCAACACTACTGCTATTAATGCAGAGAAAGACCGAGCAATTGCCAAAGAGACTTCTCTTGAGGCCAAGATTGATACCAACCTTCAGAATCACAAGGATGATATGGCTGGTATTAATAAGGATATCCTTACCGAAAAGAATGACCGCTTAGCTGGAGATACTTTACTTCAAACCAATATCGATAAGGAAGCTACAGAACGTGCTAACCAAGATACCCTTATTAATAATGCTATTGCTCAGGAAAAAGCAGATCGAATTGCTGCTGACCAAGCCTTAGATTCTAAGAAGGTAGATAAGGTAGACGGTAAGGTACTTTCTTCAAATGACTTTACTGATTTACTCTTTGCTAAGTTGGATGGCATTGAGGAACATGCTAACTATATCACAAAGGTATCTGAATTGTTGAATGATTCGGATTTCCAAAATTCTGAACAAGTAGAGGCAGCTATCCAAAAGATTATTGGCTCTGCTCCAGAGGTACTTGATACTTTGGCTGAGATTGCTAAGGCTCTCGGTGATGACCCTAACTTTGCAGCAACTATGACTGCTAAGCTTACTGAGTTGGAGAATAAGCTTGAAGCTGAAAAGAATCTGCGTGAACAAGGAGATAATACTCTGCAACAGACTTTCACTAACTTAAGTAATACTCTTACTACTACGGTAAATGAGTTAAGAACTTTCGTAACTGAAACTCGTACGGAGCTGTTAACTTCCTTGAATGCTACCAATGCTCTGGTAACTCAGAATGCTGCTAATATTCAACGTAATCTGGAATTGATTCAGGGTATTCAGGATAACATTAATGGTAACTATACTGCCCTTACCAATTTGCTGAATAATGAAATCGCTGCTCGTAAGGCTGAGGATATTCGATTAGAAGCAAAGATTGACCAGAATACTTCTGACTTAAATACAGAGAGAGAGGAAAGAAAGGCCGCAGATAAAGTTCTCCAGGATAACATCGATGCAGAAGAAGCTGCCCGTATTGCTGCCGATACAGCTTTGGGTAAACGTATCGATAAAGAAATTCAGGACAGAACCGATGCTGATACTGCCTTAGATAATAAGTTCACTAACATTACCGATGACCATGAAAAAAGACTGGTAGCTGAAGAAGGTACTTCTGATGCTTTGCCTGATACCATGGTTACCGATGTTAGTACTGTAACCCGAACAGGTACTCAGCTTTCTTTCAAAGTAAAGACTTCAACCAAGGATAAGGCAAATAACCAATATGGTGAAGAAGTAGAAGCTACCAAGAATTTACTCCCGGTAACTCAAACTCTTGCTGGAGTTATGTCTGCTGCAGACAAGGTTAAGTTAGATGGGTTAGACCCCAATTCTCTGACGGATATCTCTGCAGCTTCAGATGCTAATAAGGTAACGGTAACGGTAACTAAGGATAACGGTTTGAATGCTGATACTACCGAAACTTTCGATTTGCCTCAGGTATCGGCTACTAAGGCTGGTACGATGACTGCTAAGGATAAGGTTGAGTTAGATAGAATCTCTACGGCTAACTTTGCTCTTGGTGCAGTAACTCCCAATGAAACTACTGTTGGCATAGCTGCTACTAAGACCGTAGTTGAAGATGGTACAGTAGAACAGAATCCTATTACATTGCCTGCCTCTACTGCAGAGAAAGCTGGTGTACAAACTGCAGCAGATAAGAAGCTGTTTGATTCTATACCAGATAATATTATTATCTTATCTGGTGATAAACCAGTTGAGGTAGGTCAACAAAGCAGTCATGTTACTTTAACTCATAATTTCTCTTCTAAAAAAGAAGAGGGTATTTATACTCATGAGCCTGAAGATTATAAGACTACTTATATCCCAGCAGCTACTACAGAGAAAGCTGGTGTAATGACTGCCCAAGATAAAGTTAATCTGGATGAGACATTACCCAATGCTATTGCTCAAGAGGTTCAGGACCGTAAAGATGCTATCGAAGCTTTGGACGGTAAATCAGAAGCCGCTCTTGCTCAAGAAGTAGCTGATAGAAAAGCTGCAGATACTGCTTTAGATACCAAGTTTACTAAAGCTGTAAACGATGAAGCAACTGCTCGTACTTCTGCTGATACTGCATTGGGTGCAAGGATTGATAAAGAGATTCAAGATAGAAAAGATGCTGATACTGCCCTTGATACTAAACTGCAGAATAACCTTGATACTCTAGAAGCCAAGCATGATGCCTTTGTAGCAACTAAGGGACAAGCTGATGGGTTTGCTCCATTGGATGGTAATGGATTGGTACCAGCTAACCATTTGCCTTCATATGTAGACGATGTAATCGAGGTATACGCTACTTATGGAGTAAGCTCTACTGGAGGTCTTACTAATGTTCAGTTGTATACTGATGCTACTCACCAAACTCCGGTAACTGGAGAATCTGGTAAGATATACATTAATGTTGCTAATGGGGAACCTCCTTATCAATTCCGTTGGTCAGGTACTAAATTCGTAGATAGTAACACTTCTTCCCTTATTATTGGAGAAATTGCAGGTACTGCTTTCGAGGGTAGTAGAGGTAAACATCTTGAGGATGTGGTATCTAGTATGCCTAGAAATTTAATCAGTAATATTTCAATAGCTAACAGAAACAAGAGGAATATAATTATTCAGTGTAATTATTCTTCTTTAGATGACCAGGGTCATTACATAGATCAGCCTGAGGGGATGCTTATTCCACTAACCAATGCCACTACTCAAGAAGCCGGTTTGATGGAGGCAGAAAGTGTAATAAAACTTAATCAAACCCTACCGAAAGCCATAGAGGATGAACAAGAGGCTCGTATTGCAAAAGATAATGAGCATGATAAACTAATCAATAGTTTACCTCAGGAGATAATGACGGTAATAAACAGTGTTACCCAAAATACGAATAATCTCGGATTAAAGTATTTTAGATGGGTAAAGAATACCGAAGAGGGCTCATATAGTAGAGGTACAGATGTGAATGTCATCATACCAGCAGCAACTAAGACTACTGCAGGTGTAATGACTGCCCAAGATAAGACTAACTTGGATAATACGGTACAGGGGTTGGCAAATGAGATTACCAATAGAACTAATGCTATCAATGCTCTTCGTACAGAATTGAAAACTTACGTTGACGATTTGATTGCTGATACTGGTTCAGATGTAACTGCATTAGAAACTAAGGTAAATAATCACATTGCCAATAAATCTAATCCTCATGTAGTTACTAAAACTCAGGTTGGATTGGGTAATGTTAATAATACTTCCGATGCAGATAAACCAGTATCTACTGCTCAGGCTGCTGCTATTGCCGATGCTAAGGCTGCAGGTACTGCTGCTCAAACTTCTATCAATAGCCATGCAGGTAGAAAGGATAATCCTCATACAGTAACTAGAGCTCAATTGGGATTGGCAACTACCGACCAGGTAGTATTTGCTAAGACCACGGCTCCTTCTGGTTTCTTCAAAGAATCTTCAGATGTTCGACTCAAATCTAACATTAAGGATTTGAATCATACTCTGGAACAGATTTGCCAGATACCAACCAAGTCATTCGAAATGCTTGGTAAAGAGGACGAGGGAACTATTGCTCAGAACCTCGAAGGCTTAGGATTTGGTAAATATGTGGAAGAAGTTCCAGTAGAGAAATCTACGGTACCTAATCCAGAAGAATTCGAAACCTTAGAAATCAACGGAGAAGAATACGTACTCGTAAAACAAGTTAAATACCACAAGATGTCAACCTTGGCAATCGAAGGTGTTAAACTTCTCTATGACGAAATCAAGGCTTTGAAGGCAGAGATTCAGGAACTTAAAAACAAATAAATCTTATGGGAGAGATAGCAACCTGGAGTGCTGTCAAAAGTAAAGTAGGCCTTGGTAAGGATGGTAATGACTGTCCTACCAAGGCTGAATTGTTAGCACTCTCCCCTACAGGAACAGGGGAAAATTATGTGGGGTTGGAACTATCCAATGCCAGTTCCTATGGAAACAACGAATGTGTCAAACTCGAAGATATTCATAAGGTAACTTATAAGTATACATTTACAGCTATAAATACTTCCTTTACTTTTCCTGCCATAGGTGGAGAATCAACCCCTGCTAGAATAGGTTTAACTTCAACTAAACAAAAGTATTGGGATGGGGTAGCTCAAGGCTCTTCGGTAACAGTGGGTCATACCGGAACAACTTTACCAGATTGGTTAAAGGGGTCTACTGATACTATGGGGTTTATTGCTACCGAAAATTTAGCCCTATCTTCAAGAGCTCATACTAGAACTTATACTCAAGATGAATCCGGTAAAACCGTTTCTGCTACCTTTACTCAAGCAGCAGCCTCTCAATCATGGACCTATGGTTGGAGTTTATCACCTACCTCTATATCTTTTGGGGCTACAGGAGGTACTCAAACCTTTACCGTTACTTCTTACAAGCAAGAATTGAGAAATGGTCATAATTATGGTAACCGAATTGCTTTAACTTATACTAGAGCCAACTCTGGTAGTGTATCTGGAAGTGGTACTTCTGTAACTATGGGTAATAATACTTCTACCAGTACACGAAGTGGTACGGTAACCTTAACCCAAGCTGAAACAGGGAAGAAGTTAACCCTATCTTGTTCTCAGTCGGCAGGTTATAGGACTTACAGTGAGATTACAGCAAGTGGAGGAAGTGTATCCGATATACCTGCAAGTGGAGGAAGTAGAAGTTCATTCTCAAGTATGCCATCATATTCTCAGACTTGGGGATGGAATGGTTCTACAACTGGAGGAGGCACAATTACAAGCGGTGCTAGCATTAGTTATGGTACTGCAGTTAGTGCAGGTTCTTTGGGTATTACCGTTAAATCTAGAACCCGAGTAGGAGCCCTTACTGGTACCTTATCACTAAATGGTAAAACCAAATCTGTAAGTGTACCAGTATACCAGGCAGCAAATGAAATTACTGGATACACTTATGGCTCTTGGAGTGTAAGCTTAACTGCAAGTTCTTATACCATCGGTAATACTGGAGGTAGTGTAACTTTGTACCCCAGTGCAAGTAGACCCAGGTATGCTAACTATACCTCAGGTTCAAATACAAAGGATGGTTCTGATAGTGCTACCCCAAGTTTAAGTACCAATGGTACCTCAGGATTTAGCTTATCAGGTACTACTCTTAGTGCTTCTGCGAATACCAGTACAAGTAGTAGGTCTATCAGAGTTACGGCTTCTTATGGAGGTGCTTCCGATTATGTGGATATCACTCAGGGCGGTGCAAGTGTAAGTTATAATTACTACTTTTATTGGAATGGTGCTGGTGCAAGTGAATCCATTCACCATGCTGCTTCAGGGGATACTTTATCTAAGACTTTTATATCCTATAAGAAAAAAGTAATTAATGGTTCCGAAACTTCAGATACTTATGATGTAGGTGTAAGTTTGTCTGGTACTCCCTCTTGGTCTTCTGTTACAGTTAGTGGTAAGACTGTATCAAGTAAAGCTTCAGAGAACACTGCTGAATCCTCAAGGTCTGCCACAGTAACAGTAACTCAATCAGAATCTGGTAAGAAGATAACACTTAATATTAACCAGAGTGCTGCAACTATAACCTATGATTATGTATTTAGTATATCATAGGTTATATACAACACCAGTATTTATTATATGAGAGACCCTAAAAACTTAATTACTAATTTCCTAAAACCAATAAAATTATGGGAGTAGAAGTAAAAGGTGCCGGTGTTGGTAGAGAAATCCTTAACAACCGTTTCACTACGGAAAGAGGTCTTTGTGATTTGGGCTACAAAACGAATTCGGATATCCGAGATTCTCGTGACCAAATGGGCGCAGGCTTCAATCGTGTTATGGACCGTCTCTGCAACATGGAACACCAACAGTCAGATTGCTGCTGCGAAACCAAAGGCTTGATTAAAGAAGTAAAATCTGACTTGGCTCTTCAGTTGGAACGTTGCTGCTGTGACCTCAAGAAGGGCCAACAGGAAATCAGGTGTCTCATCGAGAATACTGCAAAAGACCAGGAGATTGCCCGCCTTAATCGAGTAGTAGATGCCCAGAGAGACCAGAACATTATCAACCAAGTGGTTGCAGCTCTGAAGACTACTGGAGGTACTACAACGGCATAACCAATTGTCATACCAGGATGATTAGAAAGGAGTACATCTATCAGGGGTGTACTCCTTTTTTCGTTTTAACCACTTGAACTAAGGAATTATGGAAAAAGAACAACTCACCGAATTTAAGATACAGTTAGCTCTACCGGCTCCCACTATAGAGATTGCACAAGAAGTAGCAAACAAAGCTCAGGTACTCATTGATCAATTTGGATACTATCAATTCTTAAACCTGGTAGACTTCATGCAAAAGAATCCGGGTGCAGTTTCATTTGGTTTAAATTTAATAAATAGAAAATGATTATGGACGAAAGAACATTGATTTTCCAAAAGTTACAAAAGGGTGAAGTAATCTTTACCTTAGAGAAAGACAGGAGGTCTGGTTATCCCATTTTCGATACCGCAAAGATTGTGAAGGTAGGCGAGAGTAAACCCATGGCATCCGGTACTAAAGATGGCTTTGTTAACAGTATCGAATTAGTGATCCAAGATTCTGTATCACAGCTTACAATATACCTACCTTCACAATCTGATGAGGGTATTTATAATGGGGTATATTATACTACCGATATAGTGAATATAATTAATGAGGTTACTATGCAGAAACAGAATGCCTTGAATATACTTAACAATCGACCAAAGTTTGAGGCAATTGTTTCTGAATGCGATAACATTCTCAATTCAATTAACCAATCACCTTCTGCTCCAAGTAAACCTGCTCCAGGGTTTGAGGAGTTCCGTCAATACATGGACCAACGAATCTCCACTCAAGAGACTCTGTTACAGAGAATTGCTCAGGAGCTGGGATTGGATAAACCTAAACAACAGTAAGAATTATGCCAAGTAAGTCGGTTAATATTACACTATCGACTCCAGTTGGCCCTCTAGAAATATACGTAGATAAACGAGAACAAGCTCGTGCAGAAAGGTTGATTGCCAAAACTCCAAGTATCTTAACCGAAGGCTATGCGAAAGGTACAGAAAAGTTTGGTAATCAACTTCTTCGTATAGTAAGACGAAGTTTGAATACGGGTGTTCCACCACCCGGTACCCATACTTCTTGGCCAAAACATGCTCCAGGTACTGTAAAGAAATATGGGGAGCATACTCTATTACGACTCACGGGTCAATATGCTAAATCCGTTACTGTAGTAAAGACCAAGAATAGAACTTTCGTTGGTTTACCAATTGGAATCAAGAAGATTACCTATACTGGTAAGACTTCAAGAAAGACTTTGAATCAGATAGCTATCATGTTAGAGTATGGTAGCAGAGATGGTAATTTACCACCTCGTCCTCTTTGGAATCCTGCATTTAAGGCTGCTGGTGGAAAAGCTGCCTTACAAAAGGAAATACGAAATGAAGTTAGAAAAGAAATAAGGAAAGTTAAAAATGGCAGCAGACTTTGAAATATCTTCATTATCCGGAACTGGTACTGCAACTATTAGGGTAAAGCCTAAGGCAGTAAACGAAGACATGAATAATATAAAAGAGCAGGTTCTCAAGGTAGTAGTTCAGGGTGTAGAAAGGGAAGTAACTCTGGTACAAAAGGCCGCTCCTAAAACAGTAGAGACCTGGGAAACTTATTTTAGTATCACTCCAGAAATTACTTCCCATACTTTCGATGGTACTAAAAGGGGTGAGACCCTAGAAATAGGTGTATACAGTTACCAACAGAAGTTTATCGATAATACGCCTCAAGATGAATATCGTGCTATAGATTGGAAAGTTGAAAGCTCCTCAGATTGGTTAGAGGTAACCCAAGAAATTGGAGAAGCTAATGCCGCAGGTAAGCTTACTATCAAAACTAAATCTACTAATCAAGAACATGACCCCAGTAACTATGACCCCTTGGAAAGAACTGCTATAGTTAAGATTATCTTACAGCAAGAACCTAACACTAAGATAGTTTTAAATATAACTCAATCTCCAGGTACTAGAACTACTAAGTATGGCTTTGAACCAACCCCGAATATACCATTCCCAAATCTTAATCAAAATACTAGTACTGCTCAGATTAGTAAGGTAAAGGGTTATCAGTACTACCTTATCAACGGTATTCAAGTTGCTAAATTTATAAAACAATTTAAGATAACCGATATAAGTAAGACAATAGAGGGTCAATTCCCTGGAGGTATGGGTTCAGAATCAATACCCTTTAAAGTATGGCTTACCGATTATCCTTCAAATATTGCTACTCAATGGGTTAGTGAATTAAATTGTGTTGGTCATTTACAAACCCTAGCGAGTGGTTTTGGAGGTATTCAGGTAACTTATAATGGGTATATTAATGACTATGGCAATCAGAGTGTTCAGTTAAATATTAGATTAGGACTTTAATGGTAAACTCAGAAGAAATAGTAGAAAGAACTTTTTATATCTCTCTACTTAGTACAATGTTAGAAATGGGTCTTACCTTAAACCCAGAAGACTTCTTACCTTTGTCTCAAGAAAACGAAAAAAGATTTCAAGAGGCAATCAAAGGTATGAAGAAGTTTATACCACTTTTTGGTATAGGGAATAATCAAGTAAAAGGCCCAAAGACTCTCCCAAGAATAACCATAGAACTACAAGGTTATTATGCTGGAGATATTGGTGTGAATAAATACATCATTGGTGATAAACTTGAGGATGGTAATTACCAAGCTTCAGAGTTTCCTTATGAAACAAAAGATATTACCATAGATGTACATCTAGTTTCTCAAACACAAGCAGATATGAGGTTGCTACATACAATCTTATATACTGGCTTACCTGCTAGAGGATACGTGAGACCATACTTCAATGACTTAGAGGAATGGGAAAAGGGCAGGCTTGCTCCCACCGGAAACCTATTCATTGAGATTGGTAATTATTATGACCATCCAGATGTAGGACATGGTATACTTGAGAAGGTATACACTTATGTATGTAAAGACGGTATTCTTCCAGAAAAAGCTTTGGGAGAAGGTACTCTTACACCCATCAAGGATATATCAGTTCTTATTGGATTGTTAGAACAAAACGAAAATGAAATGTTAGAGTTAAAAGTACCTAAGGCATAGGTACAATACTCTAGGGTATAAATTAAACAAGTAATTAACTTTAATCACAATAGAATTATGCCAACTTCACCTCACATTGACTTTAAGTTTAAGAACAACAATGTTCTTCAAACTACTCCCATGTTAGGAGTTTCTTGTGTATTGGCTAGAACTACTAAGGGCCCATACGATGACCCCTCAGAAACCATCTCTACTTTCTCTCAGTTCCAAAGAATCTATGGTTCTGAAATTGTACCAGATGGTTCTGTATCAAATATCGAAAAGGCTTTGCAGGGTGGTTCTAAGCTTCGTGTTATTCGAGTACTTGGCAAGGGAGCTACTCAGGGTACAGTAACTGCTTCTCGGGCTGCGGCAAGAAAAGCTAAAGATTCAGAAGATGGGATTTCAGTTGCTTCTGCTGTACCCGACTCGGCTAAACCCTCTGCTCTGATTACTTTCAAATCGGGTAGTACTACCTATAGTTTTGGATTAGTAACCAAGGGATATGGAGATCCCATTGGTAGTGCAGATACTTTCCAGGTTGGTTTTTATAAGCAAGCTAATACCTTGTATTATAAAATCTATTCGGCTAATGGGCAAGTACTTGAACAGGGTCCAGTAATAACCTACAAAACTGCCGATGATAACAATAATACTTCGGTAGATTACCTTGCTCTTAGTGCATTTGCTAAGAACTCGGAATATATTAAGCCGGTAATTACTGCAGGTTCCTCTTTTGAAAACCTAATTAAGTGGCTTACCGATGATATTGATGGTACTAAGAATGCTATCACTATTACCGTGGGAGATGCTGCACCTTCCGAAACAGAGAAACTGTTTAATGGTACTATCGGTAGTGCAGGTTCCACTCCAACTGCCGAAGAATGGATTGCTTCACTGGACTTGGTAAGAGACTACACAGACTTCTACCAATTGTTTATTTCACATATCTCTCAACACTTGGAACAAGATTCAGAGGTACTCAAAGTATACAAGGCTGCTGCTGATATGGCAAAAGAACTGATGGAATGGGTACTGTATATCGAAGTTCCCAAACACTTAACCCATTATACTCAAGGTACTCAGGCAAGAGATTACAAAGCTCAGATTACTTGGGTACAGACTTGCCTTGGTACTGTAGGTAACTCTAAGTACATTGCCTACTTTGGTGGTGGACTTAAGTACTACAATGAAAATGGTAATCTTCAGGATTCCGATGTAGTGGGTACTATTGTTGGTTTGGGAGATGCCTCTGCTACTCAATATGGTCCTTGGAAATCCTTTGCAGGTATGAACCGAGGAGTTATTGGGGATGCAGTTGGTCCAGTATGCCCCAACTATGGTTCTCCTTCTCGATATAACGAACTGAACACCCTTGCTCAGAATTATATCAATGAGATGGTAATCAAAGATACTCCAGATGCAGGTAAGCAAACCATGCTATGGCATTGCTTCTCTTCTCAAGTGAAACAGGATTCTGAAAGATTCCTTTCAATTGTAAGATTGAATCTCTATCTGAAGAAGTTCCTTCGCCCGGTACTCAACAAGTATATCGAAGAACCAAACGTTTGGAGTACTTGGAAGAGAATCTGGTTGGAGGTTAAACCTACCTTGGATTCTTTGGTAGACGAAGATGCTATGACCGAGTATACCTGGATGGGTGACCAAGATGCAACTTCTTGGGATGACCTTTCGGTTAATAACGAAGCAGATGCTCGTCAGGGTAAGTACCGTGCTATCCTTAAGTATAAGGATGTAGTTCCTATGCAAGAGGTAACTATGGAGATTGTAATCGATGCAGCTTCTAAGGCAGTATCAATCGTAGAAACAAGTAATAACTTATAAACTCATAACACAATGGGAGCAAAAGTAAAAAACCCACGGAAGAAATTCTTGTGGAGCATCATGTTCCCCAAACACCCTATCAATACTTACCTATTCCAAAGTTGTACTTTGCCGGATATTGAGATTGACCAGGTTGCTCATGGGGACGTCAATAGAGACGTTAAAACTGCAGGTAGGGTTACTATAGGTAATCTTATTGTAGAGAAACTTATGACTACTGCAGGTTCAGACACATGGCTTCATGATTGGCTTTATGCTTGCCAAGATCACATAGTTGGTGGAGGTTTGGTACCAAGCCAATATTGGGAAACGGCTATTGTAAATGAACTTGCCGAAGATGGAGTCTCGGTTCTTAATACCCACGTCTTCGAAGAGGTATGGCCATGTAAGATTACCGGCTTAGACTTGGACAGAATGGCTTCAGAGAATACCATTGAGTCCATAGAGTTCTCAGTTGGTACTGCAGATAAATACTAATTTTTCTTAGTCTATTTTCACTAAGATTCGGTGGAGGGGTGGGATTCCTGTGATAGGAGCTCACCCCTTTCTTGTTGTTATACGGAGTACTATGAACATTTGTAAACATTAAATATATCAAATTATGGAATTTAGAACATTTAGGTTTACCGGACCTTCTGGTTTCGAATACGAAATCAGAGAACAGAATGGTGCTGATGAAGATATTCTCAGTAACCTTTCAGACATGAAGACTTTGATGAACCTTACCAAGTTCATTGCAGCAATTGTAATTAGAACTACTGCTACCCCTAATGGGAAATTAACCGTAGATGATGCCCTTAACTTACCAGTCAATGACCGTTATGCTATTATCTTCAATTCTCGTATCTTCTCTTTGGGAGAGGAAGTAGAATTCGAATATGATTGGGGCAAAGAGAATGGTGGTAAGATTACTTATGGCCAAGACCTCCATGAGTTCCTTTTCGATTACGGTACTACTCCCACTGAAGAGGACTTGAATCAAAAGCCCGATGCTATCCCTTACTATCCAGAAGGGGTTAGATTGGTAGACCATGAATACACTCTTTCATCTGGCAAGAGAATTAAATTCGATTGTATGACTGGTAAGGGAGAACAAGAGTTCATGAAGTTGCCTTTGGATAAACAAACTAAGAATGCTCCTCTTCTTTGTCGGAACCTTTACTTAGAGGTCGATGGTAGTTGGGAGAAGGTAGAAAACTTTACTCCGTTTACTGCAAAGGATATGGCTGAGATGAGAAAGCATATCTTATCTATGGACCCTATCTTCAAAGGTGAATCTCATATCACTAACCCAACCACCGGAGAAGAAAGAACTTATCCTATAGTTTGGGCACCGAATTTTTTCTACCTGACGGAAGAGTAATGTTAGAGAGTGATTTTGTTTATATCACCAGAGCCGAGATAGCCTTAGACTATTTCGGCTTTTTACGTCTTCCGTACCGAATAAGGAAAATATTCAAGGAAATGGCCGAGCAATATTATAAACAATTAAAGAAAAGAAAGTAAATGATGAATACCAGTAGGAGTATAATAGAGGTCGGTGTTGCCATGGTTTTAAAAGACCGATTCTCTCAAGAAGCTGGCAAGATATCGGGGTCATTCAGAACAATGATGAATGATATGAATACCTGGAATAGAGGTATACAGATGTCAGCTTCTAATACAATGGACTTCGGAATGCAGCTCGTAGGGGGAATGGCAAGGGCCTATAAATACTCTGCGGGTGTTCAGAATGAAGTTTGGACTGCTTCGAAAATTGCTGGTGCTACCATTGCAGAACAAAGAGAAATGTTACAATTGGCAAAAGATGTCAATGAGATAACTCCTCTTACTGCTTCGGATGTTGCATCAGGACAAAGATACCTGGCTATGGCAGGTAATAAATTCGATGCTATTAAAGAAATGATTGGGCCAGCATCTAAGCTGGCTTCAATCTTTACAATGCCAGTGGGACAGAAAGGTGGTGTAGCTGACTTGATGACTAATATCATGTCAATGTACCAAATCCCAATGACTGAAGCCGCTAGAGTAACAGATGATTTATATACTGCAGTTACTAATGCAAACATATCTTTAACAGACTTAGCCCAGTCCATATCCTATGCAGGAGCAGATATGGCAACTGCTGGAGTAGACCTTCGGCAAACGGCTGCTGCTATTGGTGTATTGGGTGATATGGGTATACAGGGTTCTATGGCAGGTACCTCACTGGCCAATATGATTCGTTACTTACAACTCTCTCTTGTTAATCAAAAAAAGAAAGGCTATAACGCTTTAGCAGACCTGGGCTTAAGTCCCGATGAATTCTTCGATGCTCAAGGTAACCTTATAGATCTTTACACTATCTATCAGAAATTTGCCAAGGCGGCAGTAGACTTACCTTCACGGATAGAAACACCAACTTTCTTTAATATCTTTGGGGTTCGGGGTAATCGTGGTATGCTCCCAGTACTTAGGGATATTGCTTCTGGTAGAGATAAGATGGGTAAGATACTTGCAACTTATGACCAAAACATGGGGGCAGTAAATCGACTCAATGAAGAACGTCTTAAAACAGATGCTGGTGTAATCGACCGATTTGAATCAAGTATAGAGAACTTAACAGTTACCGCAGGTGCAGCTTTGGGTAGAATCTTTATCCCAGTACTAAATGTGGGTAACTCTATAATCAAAGTAATTAATTCTATCTCAGAAACTTGGGTTGGAGGTTTTGGTCTTAGAGTAGGAGCTACTGCAGTAGTAGTAGGTACTATTGTTGCAGGATTTAATACTGTAAGAGGTATTATTAGGTCTGTTGGGTATTTACAGACTATTGCTACTGCTTCTACTGAAGGTATGTCTGCTGCAGCAATAAAAACTAATACCCAATTTGCCATTATGGAAGCACACATGGTAAATATGGTTAACCTTATGAGAACCATGGTTCAGCTTCAGATGGTGTCAAGCGGTATTGGTATGAATTCTGCTGGTAGATTTTATAACACTAAAACCGGAAGATATGTTAAGACACCAAATCCTGGAGTACCATTAGCAACTACTATGGCGGGTAATTTAGCTGGAGGGGCTTTAGCTGGAGCAGGTGCCCAAGTTGGTAGTCAAGTGGCTAGGCAAGGTGCTATAAAAGGTTTAACATCTATAGGTGGTAGACTTATGGGATTACTCGGTGGACCCTGGGGATTAGCAATTACTGTAGGTCTTCCTTTATTAATTGAGGGTATTAGTTACCTTAGTAATTCAGTAGATAGGAATACTGAAGCTCAGAATAAAGAGAAAGAAGACCCAACTACCCTTAGAGCCCAGAATGAAGAGAGATTTATTAATGCTGTTAGGTTAGCTATTAAAGAAGGTATGAGAGATTCTCGTATCAATATCTCAGTAGATGGTCAAGCAGTTGGAGATTATGCTCCAGGTTCTCAACAAGATTTTACTGGAGCTGCATTTGTAATGGGAATATAAAACTAAAACACTATGGCTAGAGTATTAAATAGAGCAGCAGGTAAGGTTGTTGAAAAGTACAATGACCTTACAAGAGATACAGCAGGTGTTCTTACGGGTCCATTAAATAAACTATGGAGAGCTCGGATATTACTCAATCGAACTCTTTCTACTCTTCCCAAAGATGATGCTCAAAAGGGTAAACTCTATACTCCCAATGGAGTAATCGGAGAAGCTCAAATATCGTCTAAGAACCCTATTCTAAACAAACAACTCCAGGCTAAATGGAGAATGGAATTACAATTCCCAAGGTTAGAAGAAGGTGAAGGAGTAGACCCAGCAAAGGGGAATAAGAATACTACTAATTACAGAAACTTCGAGGCTAAAGCAGATGTTATATATCAGAATGAAGTAAGGATATATAACATGACTGTTAACCCCACTCAATACATTACCTTACAGAATAGACCTCCAGAAATAGATTTTAGAGGAGAAACCACATGGGCCACCATTAAATCAATGGGTCGCAATGTACCCATGTATCACTTTACTGGAGCTGAAGACATTATTCAATTCAAGGTGTCTTGGTACTGTAATGACCCAGAAAATCCAGAAGAGGTAATCAATAAATGTAGGTTATTAGAGGCATGGTCTAAATCTAATGGTTACCAGGCTGCTCCTCCGATTGTTAAGATTGAGTGGGGGGATTCTGGTATATTCGATAACCACAATTATATCCTTACCTCAGCAACTTATACTCTGAAGAACTTTCAGAACGGTTATCGAATAAGGATACCCGGAAAGCCAGCTACTTTTGGTAATGGTAGGTTATTGCCTGCAGCAGCAACTCAAGAATTGATTTTCAAGAGAGTAAGTGCATATAACTTATCCTATGGAGATTTTATAAATTCCGATTCACTTAAAAAGACAGGAGGTATTAAATATGATTGATGTTAACCAATATATAAAGGGAGCTAGCCCATATAATAATGCCTATGCTCTGAAATACAACGATGGGGATTATTCCTTAGAAGCTAAACCTCCAATAGTACCAGAATCTCCTAACGATATTCAACATACTGTTAAAGATGGGGAAACCCTACAAAATATTGCTTTCAGGTATTATGGTGATTCTGGTAAGTGGTACATCATAGCTGAAGCTAATAAGATACTGAATCCTTTTAAGGAATTAGAAATGGGAACCCTAATAAGAATACCGACTTATGGCAGCTAAACAGAAACCTATATTGTATAAGGGAATGGGCCAACCTTATTTGGCCCTTTTCAATTTTGGAGGTATGCCTATAATGAATCCAATTACAGGTATACCCCTTGGAGCGTATATAAGTACCTGGAGTTATAGATATGATGAAGAAAAAGAAAACTTGGCTACCATTACTTTCGATACGGGTAATCCCGATACTGTAGACATTGCTGAGATTCAAGAGAACCAAAATATATGTCTTCAGTGGGGATATATATACCCAGATGGTCAATTTATATCTGGGCCCATAAAAATAATTAAGGTAAGGGAATTCGAAGCCGTATTTGATTCTACAGGTACTCATGTAACTATTAAGTGCATTGATTCTTCGGGAGATTTAAGATATCAACCTGCTTATGTCCATTCGGATATGGAAGGCTATAAATTATCTACCTATTTAGACAATGGCTGTGGGAATGCTACTGGTGTAATCATAGAAATATTTCAGTAATGGAACAACAGATAATAAGTAATAAAGTATACGAGTCACTACAGGTACCCACAGAGAATACCCGTACTACTACTGGTAAAGTACTCTATGCTAACAAATACAGTGGAGTAGCTGAAGTAGCTATGCCAGAAGATTTAAAAGCTTTAATTGATAGTGACTTTGGATTGGTGGGCAAGAACGTCTTAGTTCAATTAGAACAGAAGATGAAAGGGTATACTAATGGGCCATGGTATGTGGATTCAAGGGATGGTGTTATCTATATACATAATCGGAAATTCCATGAAGAACCGGTATGTACTTATACATATCAAGGAGAGAATGGGGAAGTACTTAGAGTATCTTTTGCTACTCAGAAAATAACTAAAAGAGTTAAAGCAGTATTAGCTCCATCTCTAGACCCAGATAGTAAAGATTTATCTGTATTATCAACTAACATAAATGAACCAGAGGATAAGCCTCCATTAGCTTTAAGACCTCATGTGGCTCAGGTAGATAACCTTATGGTGTCTAATATTACTGGCAATGGGTTTGAAGATTATAGAAGTCATCCTACTACTCCTACAGAGGTAATGGATGCTTGGGACACTCAGCTTCAGTATAACATGGAAAAAACTGCAGAATATAAAAAGCGGGTAGAGGAATATGAAGCAGTTGGTCCAGTAGGTGCTTATGAAGCAGGTAAGCAAAGAAAATTCGATGAAATGTCTACCGAAGAAGTACGAGCTACCATTAATCAAGCAGCTAATGAGTTACCTGACGATAAGAAGAATGCCCTTAAACAAGTGCTAAGAAATTCTAAGAATGGTAAAGAATTAGAAGCTAATCTTAAGAAATTATTAGAATGCGAAATGTATCTTTTCGAAGATGAAGATGGTATGGAATTTATGGTAGAAGAGTATGTAGACCCCTTAGATTATGACCCAGAGGGTTATACCTCTAAACAAGCAGGAGCGGGTATAGCTTCTGGTATCAATTTTCAAGCGGGAATATTACCTGCTTCAGAGAGAGGTTTCGAAGCTTTAAAGAAAGACCCCTATACTGAAGTATTATCCGATATGGAAGTTGATACTACTAAGGGTTATGGCCAAGGTCAATATGGTAAGAGGGTTAAGGTAAGGCACATGAAAAGGGTAAATCTCAAGGTACCTCTTTATAAACTTTACCATAATTTATTTAGTAGATACGGTGGTGCCGATAAGTATGCTTGGGCAGCTAATGCTAATGCCAATGGTGGTTTAAAGCAAACTGAGAAAAGGTTAGTATGTCAACTTCAGGTAGTAGGTAGACCTATGCTAGCAACTTCTCAAATAATCCGTATAGATAACGTAGGAAAACGTTGGTCAGGGCTTTGGTATATAAAACAATGTACTCATTCTATGGACGCTGGTCAAGGGTATATAACTAATATGGAATTAGTAAAGAACAATTCCAAGTCTGGCTCTGTAACTTCTAAGACCGATTTATCTACTCAAAGCATTGTAGCTAATGATGCTAAAGCTAATGCTAAAACTACAAAGGGTCAAGATAAAAAAGCTTTAAGTACTTCTCAGAATCTTAATCTTAACTTTACTTATAATGAGAAAGTATACTATAATGAACATTTCTTGAATGATAAGGGAGACATAATTGATATCAAGGGTCAAGCTGAGTTTATTCGAAAGAAGGCTTATTATACTGAAGTAAATGCCGATAATCCCCAAGCCTTGGCAGAGGGTATAGTGTTATCTACAGGTAATACAGTTACCTCTAAGGGTAAGTTAATTCCTGGTAAGATATCAGTTAAACAAATCCAAGTGCCTGAAGATTATGGGGTTAAGTTTAATTATATGGCCATAGCTAATCGAGTATACCGAGACATAGCTAAAAGGCATAAGCGAATCGCAAGTCAAATCTATGTAGAAAAATAAGGGTATGAGTTACGAAACAGCAAAGATAATAACCGACGAAGGCTTAGAGGGTCTTGGTCGGTATTACTCTGTTTATCGTGGCATTGTTATTGATAATAACGATGTAGAGAAACATATGAACAGAGTAAAGGTGTGTGTTCCAGAGGTAATGGGGGGAGTATTTGCTTGGGCATATCCTAAAGGGCAACATGGTTCAATTAGTTCTGGTTTTAAATTCCTAGCTCCTAAAGTGGGGGATACGGTATTTGTTACTTTTGAATTTGGAGACCCAACTAAACCACTCTGGGAATACCATGGTTGGGGAATGAGCCAAATACCTCAACCATTGGATGGTCCTAATAAAATGGGGATAGTTACTCCCGAAGGAAACTTAATAGTCATAGATGACGATAACGGAGAACTCAATTTACATTTCAATGGACCTGTAAATGTTCGTTCGGAGAGAGAGATAGTAATAAATGCTGATGGGGATATAAACATATCTTCTGGTGATTCAGTGATACTTAATACTGGAGAAAATGGGGGAGTAATCAATATTTTTCAATTAACCGAAAAACTAAATCAAACTATCCAAGAACTAGAACAACTTCGCGGTATGTTCAATTCTCATGTACACTCAGGTGTAACTACTGGACCAGGTTCTTCAGGTCCTACAGTAACTCAAGTAACTAAACCTTTCTCACAATTCGTTGTAGACGATTATGAGGATAAAACCTGCATACACTAATGGAAAAGAATTACTTTACAGACTTAGTTGGTATAGGTGTAACTTATCCTATCCAACTTACAACTAATGAAAAGGGTGAAAGAGGTTGGTACCCAGTAAATGGAGATTTCAAACTTATCAGAGATAATATAAGTTCGATATTATACTACATGATAGGCCAGAGATTTCGACAGGAAAACTTTGGTAGTAAACTATGGCAATGTATTGAGGAACCAAACTCACAAGCCCTAAGTTTTATAATTAAAGAGTTTTTAAAACAGGCCATAGGTGCTTGGGAACAAAGGATAACCTTCCAAAATATCACCGTTACTAGAGTTGATGCAAAAATACACATAGAAGTAACATATGTAGTAAATGGAACAAATTCTAGTCAGTACCTCGATATCACCTATGACCGGTCGGATAATTCATTAAATACACAATAATATGGGAATCACAAATAAATGGCTTAACCCATACCAGAGGTCTTATCAACAGATTAAGGCCAAGCTGGTTGAATCCCTTATGGGACTCAAAGACCCTCAAGGTCAGAAACTCATAACGGATTATTCGGAGGGGAACATCTTAATTATCATCCTCTCATTATTTGCGGCAATTGCCGAAGTACTTCACTACTATGTAGATAACATGGCAAGGGAAACTTTCCTATCTACGGCAAGAAGGTATGATTCGGTAGTTAAACATGGGGCTTTGGTAGATTATCATGCTCGAGCAGCAATTGCTGCTACAGTAGATGTAATCTTATCCAGAAGCATTACTGGTAATTCTATTGGAGCTAAGTTAACTATACCCCAAGGTACTCTGTTTACAGATTCTAGTGGTAATTCCTGGTTATCTGCCAGAGACGTAACTTGGTATTCAAATGTAACCACTTGTAAAGTACCAATTATACAACATGAGAAGTATACTGCAAGCGCTCTCAATAATATGGTAATACCCACTGGAGATAGAGTTATAATTCATCTTGGTACTCTACCCAATGGTAAGTATTATGAACAAGGCTCTATGTCATTACAGATAGGTGGGGAAACTTGGGTATTAGTAGATACATTTGCAAAATCCAAACCCACAGATAAGCATTTCAGGGTTTCAGTAGATGAGGCACTCAATCCTTATATAATGTTTGGAGATGGTACCTTTGGTAAGAAGCCTGCAGCAGGAGCAAAAATAACTAATGTAGTATTCTACTTAACCAACGGTACTCAAGGTAATGTAAAGAGTAATACTATTACTTCTGTACCTTCAGTAATCTCTTCTTCAATTACTGATGCTACCGTAAGTAATGCTTACGATGCCGGAGGTGGTTCAAACTATGAAAACTTTACAATGCTCAAAGAACATATACCTTTGAGTGTAAAGACTTTGGGAGTAGCAATTACCAAAGAGGATTTCGAAAGTTTAGCTATGTTAGTTGATGGGGTAAACAAAGCTAAAGCCGATTATGAATGCGGTAGAAAGCTTACCGTATATATTAGCCCAGATGGTGGAGCAGTTGCTTCTTCTGAATTAATTAATAGGGTATATAATTTATTATCCCAAAGGGCTCCTATGACTACTTGGTTGAAGGTTAAATCTGCAGGCAAGGTTCAGATTATTCTAGAGATGGATGTTACCGGTAAGAAGTCTTATAAGACTGCAGAGATACAAACTCAAATTCTTACAGCATTATACAATGCCTATTCTCCAGAGCAAGCTCAGATAGGTGGAAGCGTAAGGTTATCAGATATCTATGCCTTAATAGATAACTTATCAACAGTAGATTACCTTCACCTTACTAAGTTCTATATTAAACCATGGCCCACTACCATCTATGGTAATAAGGAATTAAACCTGGGCCAGTTTAAATTAAACAAGGCAAAGGGTTCTATGACCTACTACATAATCTTCAATTCCTCAACTACCTTTACAGTACGTTCGGTATCAAATGGTTATGTAACTACTGGCTCAGTTGGTAGCTCTATCCAGATTATCGATAAAGCTAATGGTTTTGATTTCTCTTTGGACATTCAGAACAACAGCTATCAATCGGGCTATCGGTATTCTATTATGGTATCAGAACCTAACCATGATTATGAAGACCCCGGTTTTAACTTACCAGTATTCGAAAATGCTTCACAATTGACTTTAACCGTAAAAGAAATTGTATAATGATAAACCTCAAAAATCTAATCGACTTTTTGCCATTCGAGTATAAAGCTCAAGATACATATAAGGTAAATGGCAAAGGCATCTTAGAGAGGTTTCTAGAAATTTGTGGAGAGCATTTTGAAGATTACATTACAAAGGATATTGAGAATATCTTGGACATTATCGATATAGATAAGGCTCCGGATATGTATCTCAATTTCCTTTGGCAATTCCTCGGAGAAATGCCCTTTGCTTATGGGAACACTATAGATGCACAGAAATGGGCAGAGTACTTTAATGGGTTCTACTCCGATGATAAACTCCAAGAGTTATCTAAGCTTTGGATAATACCAAAGGAGGGACCCTTTACTTTAACCAGTACTCAAGTAAGAAACATCCTGAAGTATTCGATATCTCTTTTTAAAATAAGAGGTACCTCTGAGTTCTTCGAAATAATGATGAGGCTGTATGGGTTAACCTGCGTAGTAACTGACCCTGCAAAGGCTGATAGTTATGATGGTTGGGTAAAAGGTAATCCGCACTTTGACCAGTATTACCATTATGACGATAAGTATACCTATGATAATACTTTCGATTGTTCTCAATGTATACCGGTAACCTTTAGACTTACCGGTCATGGATATACTTCGAACTCGGCAGCTTTCAGAAAATTTAGAGAAGCCGTAGAGGCTTTCTTTAAAAGATTCATACCCTATCATGTATCTTTCGATATTCAATATGGGTTTACCGTAAATGATGGGTATACAATTAAAGCTGAGTTAGTAAATCCGGACCAACCCAATCTTATTACTTCAGAGGTATATGAAGTACCGGTAAAGGTAACTGTAACTTCAGATTGGATAAATGCCGACCTAAGATATCAGATATCCAGTGATAATATAAATTGGGGTTACACTAAACACGAAAGTGGTTCCATTTTTAATATACCCAGAGCAGGTACTTATTATTTTAGAAGTGTGGGAGACCCTACTAAGGTAACTCAAATTACGGTTAATCAAGAATCTTATAATCGAGTATATTCTATTACTTGTGACCCTATTACTGGAAAGATAACTCCTACTAACCTAAAAGTAAGTACAGTAGTAAGGGCAAACGTATCCTATAAGGGTACCGTGAAAACCCGTAATGTACGATTATCCGGTACTGATATAGTGAAAGTCTCTGGCTCAACTTGGGAATTTTCAGAGCCTGGTACCTACATCTTTGAGATTGTAGAGTTCCCAGTAAAGCAAACTTCCTTTGTTGTAACTCGAGAAGAGATTACATATAAGGTAAGATGTACACCTTCTGAATTTAGAGTTGGGGATAAGCAAAGTATCAAGGATGCTACTACCACTCTTACCATCGAATCGAATTACCCAGAATCATTTACTGGTGAACTATATTGTAGGCTAATTGGTGATACTAAGTTGTTTAAGAACGGTGATAAGTTTACTGCTAATAGTTATGGTACTTATAAGTTTAAATGTACACTGGATAAAAGGGAAACCGATGAAGGTGTAGGTATATTCGAAGTAGTATCTGGTAAGACTGCAGTATATAGAATTACTGTTAGCCCACCAACAGTCACATTATTCAATGGCTCTGCAAAAGCTACAGTAAAGATACAACGTATTTCTGGTAATGGGGATGATTACAGAGTAAGGGTAATTGAAACTGGGAAAACCTTTGATGCTCAGGATGGTTATGTATATACTGCAAATAGGGCAGGGACTTATACCTTCCAGTCTGTAGCTTACCCTACTGCTAAGACTACTTTGGTAGTTAAGGATTCTCCAGTAGTATATCAGAATAAATTAAAGATAGTACCTTCGGATGCTACAGACAGTCATTGGAAAGAACCCAACTGGGCATTACCTGAAGGCCAGATAGATGATACTTATGCAGTATACCGACTATTGGATGAAAAGTCTGCTTGTAAGTTCCATCTTGAGGAAATGAAAAATGAGGTTAATGTAAGTGGTACTGCTACTTGTGATGAGAATGGGGAAACCTATAACCTTAATGAAGAGATTACTCTTACCAAGGCTGGGACTTATACCTTTGTAGCGGATGATGGTTCTTCTTTAAGATGCCAAGTAATATTGGAAGATTATCCTACAATCATCGAGATTTCTTGTACTCCCCCTTATGCAGAATTAAAGGGGAATGTTAAACAGGTATCTACTTTAATCAAGTGTACTTCTAATAAACCAGACTTCGATAGTCGAATAAGGGAAGTTGGTAAAGTAACTACTTATGATGCAGGTGGTGCTGGGTATGAATTCGTTACTGCCCAAGCTGGTGAATATATCTTTGAATCTGTCGTAGATACTTCAAAGAGAACTAAGTTCACGGTAGTAGATGCAGACCTCTTAAGCGTTAGTCCTCAAAAGTTAGAATGGGAACATGATGACCTCTCAGAGAAAACATTTACCATTACAACTTACAGTAATCAATCTTGGCAAATAGTAGAACAATGATAAATTCAACAATCGATAGAATAACAGAGACCACAACTCAGTCTTTATTCAAGGCATTCACTGTGGGTATATTGGGAGAGTGTACACAAATCTTGTATGATTTGAGATGGATGATAGTTCTTGCAATAATTCTAATCCTATCAGATTTATGGTTTGGGTTATCGGCAAGTAGGTTACAGAAAATCGAAATTCGAAAATCTAGAGCTGGAAGAAGAACTCTAAACAAAATAGTAGATTATATTTGTTATGTTCTACTTGGTGCTGTACTTGGTAAAGCTATTGGGGAACCCTATGGGATGAACCCAATAGTGGTATCAATAACGGCTATGGTAATATGCTACTGTTTCGAAGTAGATAGTATATATGGACACATCTGTGAAATACATGGTATTAAGAAACGGTACAGTATATGGAGAATACTCTTTAAATTGTTAACCCTCAAGTTCAAGGATGTAGGTGAAGCATTTAAAGATATGTCAGAACAGAAAAATCAATTTAAAAATACTAAGGACAATGAAGACGTACTTTAAGTATGAAGGTATTATTAAATCAAAGGAAGCAGCAGAAGCAATTGCTGCTCCTTCTGGTTTAGGGCCATTCTGTGGATTTGGCTCGGCTACCATAAATGGTAACAAGTTAGTGGTATCTCCTCAGGGAGTTGCTGGAAGTAAGTATGCCAATGTAATCAAGGATAGGATTATGGCAAGGTATATGGCAAAGGCTTCAGAAGATGGAGAATTGCCAGACGTGAACTTTGGGTGTATTTCAAGAGATGGGTATGTATTTATATCTGATGAACAAACCCTTACCATTGAGAATATCCAAGGTACCCAAGGTTCAACAGAAGAAGTATTATTATTCGCAGTACATACTACTATCTCAGAACCCGTAGATAACCCAGTAGACTTCGTAGCTTATTGGAATGAATCTTCCGAAAGCTTCTACACATTGTTCAAAAAGTCTTTGGATATTTATTATCCGATTGCCAAAGAAAATCGTACACCGGATATCATTAATAATGATGTATATTCCAATTATGATATGACCTATAGCAATCTTCTAGAGATGGTAGAGATTGCTTGCCCTTATTACTCTAATAATAAAACTTCCGTTGTTCTTATCGGAGTATATGGTAAGGGTACTGATGCCATGACCAAACGAAATGAGAACTTTGCTATTGTACCTTATCAAGGTAAGTTCCAAGAAATCCCCTATACTACTGCTGCCCAGAGTATGATGAAGGAATCAGTGAAAGGATTAGAACGAGTAAATTCAGGATTCCCGGTAATAGATGAATCAGGTACTAAGTTAAATATCAAGCAATACATTGATAGTCAAATTGAGGCTATCAGAAAAGAATTCTCTGAATCTCTGAGTACTGTTAATTTACCAATCGGTTCTATCATTCTTTGGGAAACCGATGTAATACCAGATGGTTGGGCAGAATATACTAAGGCAGCTGGTAGAATAGTTATTGGTTACCAAGCTGGAGGAGTTCAGATTGGAGATGAAGTAATGCTACAGAATGTCGGAGATTACTATACACCCACTAAGGGTAACTTCTTAATCTCAATTAAAGGTGATGACCTTCCTAAGCATAGGCATGCTCTTGGTGTATCTAAAGGTAAACAAGATGATGCCAATAAATGGGAGAACGTTCATCCTCAATCTTTCTTTAATAGGGAGACAGGGTTGAATGGAGATTTCGGTAGAGGAACTCCTACCAAGGGTATTCAAGATGGTGCTATCGTAGTAAGCTGGAACCTATTAGGGGAATCTTTCTTACAAGAAACTTCGGTAGAAACTTTGGATATTGAGAAATTGCCACCGACTATTACATTACGATATATCCAAAAAATATCATCATAAAGTTGTTATTAGTTATTTAGTAGTATTAAAACTCATGTGTATTATTTGTATTGTTTAAGAGTAAACATTTGTTTACAATCTGTGTTTTGCGTAGTAAAAATTAATTGGGAGAGGGACGTTGGGAAACGCCCCTTTTCTTTTGTGTTAATACTTAAGTTCTTCTTTAGCTCGGTCTTCCCAATATTGTATATCTTGTCTAAGTTCTGATATATATCTCATAGATTCATTAGTCTTAGGCATTTCGAAAAATTCGATAAGCATTATATTAGTTATTCGAGTACTATTTTCAAGCCTTTCCTTGATAAAAGGGGGAGGAGTAATTAATACCTCAAACAAAAGATAGGCATCTGGAGAAAGCTTATCCTTCATATAAGTATACATCATATCAAGCATTTCTGATTTAGCTTTCTCTTCTTCGGTATCCTCCTCTAATTCTTTATCATTATCGAATAAGTCATCGAGTTTAAAGAGGCTTTGATTATACTCTGCCTGTTCTCCATATGCAGAACGAAGCAATTTATTTTTGAATGTACTAAGTGATGCAAGGATTCTTGCTTTAAGATGTTCTTCAGTACATTCACCATAGTATTTGTTGAAAACAAATAACATCTTATCCCAGAAATAAGATTGGATAATATCTGGTGTAAGATTAAACCGTTTATAATCAATCTGTCTGGTAAGGTTTCTAATTACTGGCTTACAAACTTTATAAAGTCTGTTGAAAGTAGCTTCATCATATTCTTGCATAGGTTTTAATCGATGAAGCTCTGAGCCGTTATTTCCTTTACTTTTTCCCATGTTTTTAAATATTCGTTATGCAAATATAAGTATTTTTTCTTATATAAAATAATAATATTAAATATTCGGGAGCTTAAGGTAGTGGATTAGTAGTTTCTAGATAGATGTCAACATACTTAGAACTATCTCGGTACTATCAAAATCTATTAGTTTATATAATATTGCAATATAGATATGAAGAAATTTAAAGACAACATCAAGTTCAGTTTTTCTCCTGAGTTTCAGTTCGAGATACTCAGGTTTGTTTTAAAAGATAAGGAAGGAGGATTAGTACTCAAAAGGATTAAATCCAATTACCTGGTTCTCATAGAACACTCCCTTATCTTCGAGGGTATATCAAAATATTTTAAGAAGCAAGGCAGAATGCCCTCCGAGAATATCTTAAAGGAAGTATTAAAAGAGTTACTAGAATCTAAAACCTATGTGGATTTGGTAACTAAAGATGATATACCCAATATCAATAAACTAATAAGTAATCTCTATCATATACCCCTATCGGATTCTGATTATATAAAAGAAAAGATATATCAGTTCTCTACTTATGTTGAGATGAAGAACTTAAATGATTCCTTCGATTTGGATAACTTCGAACAATACGAAGAGTATTCGAGGAAGATTGAAAAGGTACTTCAGAAAAGTAAACCTAAGAAAGAAGATGAACCTTTATATATGATTCGGGATATTACTGAGAGACAGTTTAGAAGACAATCAGAACCTTCAGTTATACCTTGCCCATTTAGGCAGTTGAATGAACTAACTAATGCAGGAGGTTATCCAGAGCATTCTGTTAATGTGATACTAGATAAACCCAAGGCAAAGAAAACCTTCTTTATGGTAAACCTTGCAAGAGGTTATCTCAGAATGAAGAAGTCAGTATTATATATTGATACAGAAAATGGCCAAGAACAGATCATGGACCGTTTTATTCAATCCAGTATCAATAAAACTAAGAAGGAATTATACTCTGGTGAGTATGATAAACTTGAGGCAAAGCATTTAAGGAAACTTGCAAGGTTTGGAGTTGAATTAGTAGTTGAGCGTGTACCAGCAATGATTACTAATACCACTTATATAAGGGAAAAGATAATTCAACTTCGTAATCAAGGAATCGATATTAAAGTTCTTATGGTTGACTACGCTGGTAAACTTGCATCAATAGCGGGGGATAGGGAAGATTTCGAAAGAATATCTAATGTATACGTAGATCTTCAGAATCTGGCAGAGGAATTACATTTAGACATTATATGGACTGCTCATCACATTACTCGTGAAGGTAAAAAGCATAGGCTTACTCGGTATGATGAGAATGATATCTCTGGTTCAATTGCAATCGTTCGTAATGCCCAGGCTATCATGGGTCTTAACTCTACTGAGCAAGAAGAAAAAGATAATATTCTTCGAGCTGAGATAGTAGTACAAAGGGATGGTCTTCCTTCCGGTAGAGCATTATTCAAATGCGATGTCGAAAGGCAAAGATGTACGGAATTTACAAGGGAACAACGTAAACAATACGATGAAGTATATGGTAGTAAGTTGGATGAACAATTTAAAAAGAATACTAACCCGGATGCGGATTCTAAGAAAAGGGAAAGAACTACTGGAGACATTTAGATGTAAGTTGGGTTATCATGAATGGGTAGCAGTTCATTGGACTGAGTTTAAACAGAGACCTCGTAGGGCAATTTTTTCTAAGAAAGGCGGGAGAAGGAAAGCCCAGTATTATGAGAAACGTCATGTAGAGTATTACTGTAATATATGCGGGAAGAAAAGATATGAAAATAACAAACCAGTTTAAATCTAGACTAAGAACTTACTTCGTTAAACGATTAGGGGGTTATGATTATAGGCATGGCTGGATGCGTATACCAACTTGCCCCTATTGTGGGAGAGAACATAAGTTGGGAGTTAACCTTTCTATGTATAGAACCAATTGTTTTAGATGTAATGCCCATCCTTCCCCTGCTCAACTAATAATGGACATAGAAGGATTTACTGAGTACCATGAACTAATTAATTTTTTGAACAATGGACAATTTGATGAACTACAGTTTAAGGAAGAGAAAATCGAACTTGCCGAAAGTAAGCCCGTATATCTCCCAGATGGATTTAGAAATATTTCGCTCGGAGACAGCCAACTTGCAAAAAGCATTCGGGGATATATCAAGAAACGCGGATTTAGCCTCGAGAAGTTTTCAAGATGTGGTATCGGATATGGAACAATGGGCACGACATATGGGTACCTTATCATCCCGTTTTATTATCGAGGACAACTTAGGTATTACAATGCTCGAAATGTTATCGGCAAAGGGCCCAGATATAATAACCCAGACAAAGATATCACCGGTTTGGGAAAACAATTTATCATCTTTAATCATGATGCGTTGGAGATGTATCGGTCGGTATTCATTTGCGAAGGGGCACTTAATGCTCTCACAATTGGGGATAGAGCAATTGCCACAATGGGCAAAGCTATATCTGCATTCCAAGTCAATGAGTTACTTAAATCCCAATGCGAAAGATTTATTATATTGTTGGACCCAGACGCAAAAGAATATGCCATCAACTTGGCTCTCAAGCTTGTTGCATATAAAAAAGTCAAGGTGGTGTTTTTACCAGACGGAAAAGACGTAAATGATTTAGGGAGAAGTCAGACACTTAAGTTAGTATATGCTACCAGGTACCAAAGTTATCAAGAATTGATATCAATCAGAAACTCATTGAAATAGGGAGTTCCTATTATATTATAAAATAATATATTTATGCGTGAACCATCTATCCATATAACTAAGTCTCAATTTGAGGAAATATTAAATACCTTAGAGGTAGATAATTTCCCAGTTGAGGCTTTTTTTGTTATTGCTCGAAAGGAGGCAATAAATCATAGAGCAGTCTTAGTTTCTAACAATAAGAATACTAAGAAAGTTTCTAACATTTTACTAGCATCCAAGGGAGATGCTGCCCTTGTTGCTGATATTTTATACGCAACCCGTATAAAGTTAAAGCATAGGGGAGTTCGTAAAATAAATGAGAGTAATTCCCGAGAATGGGCAAATTGTAAAAAGCTTGCAGAGGTATGTAATACCTTCTGTGAAGATTTTAAATTTGATACCCGGGAAGGTTTTATTAAATACATTGAGACTGGGTTAAAGAGAATGACTGATTATCGTAATGTTATGCAAAGGTTATTATCCATGCAGGAGAACATTACTAATCAGGTAGAGGCCGAATTAGAACTCAAGGGGGATAAGGACCCAGGCTTTACCAAAGACATCCATGATGAATTCATAAAAAGAGTTGCTAGTGTTACTGGTATTTATGAATCTTATGAACATCAGCCAGAGAAATATGTTCACTTTCTTAGGATTCATAATCTAATGGATGAAAAGGATTGGAATGTATTTCAATTTTTGGATGCCCAGTTCGAAGCTCTTGCTTGGTGTAATGGATTACCAGAACCAAGTCAGATGTATAATGATAAGGCTATCGAAAGATATAATAAATACTTATATAAAAATAAAGATAAACGAACCTTAGACGAGCCTCAAGTAGAGGGGAGTCTTTGGGATTCTATAAACAGCTGAATGTATGACGAAATATGATAATATACCTGGATTCCCATTAAAATACATAAGTAACAAATATCAAGTATCTATTTCTTGTATTACCTCGATCTTAAGGGAACGTAGGATTCCAAGAACTAGAGATACTAAATTTAAAATCAAAGAGTAATATGAAAGGTTTACAATTTTTAGGAAACAGAGTGGAGGATGCAGCTAATGCTTTTATAGATGTCCTCAAGTATTCAGACCAATCCGTGGATTATCCAGATTTTAAGGATATCGAACCATGGCCTAATGAGATAATTATTCAGAATGGGAATATGTGCGAACTTGACTTACCTCTTAAGTTCGCACAGAAACTTTATAATGAGTTTGCCATTCGACATCCGAATGCTTTCTACTTACGTACAAGGCAAAGAGGTATGCAGAATTGGGACGGTAAGATTCATTACATCACCAAGACTGGGCAATTTAAAATAGGTTTACTTCCCAAAGTATACGATATGTGTATTGAGATGGGGATTAAACCTAAAGTTGTAGATATGAGACAACCTTTACCTAAAGTCAGTAAAGTAGTTACGAATATAGGCAAATATAAATTAAGACCAGAGCAAGAGAAAGCTGTTAAAGCGGTAATCAATAACAAAGTAGGGAATACACCTTTTCATATTGGCGTATTAGATTACACTGTTAATGCAGGTAAATGCACCGGTAAGGGTACCCTAATACATACTGAGGATGGGTTATTACCTATAGAAAAAATCGTTTCTGAAACAGGTAAGATACGATATAAAGGTAAAGTCCTTACTAAAGAAGGTGTATTAGTAAAACCCAATGCAGGAGTTTATAATGAGATTAAGGTAGTAAAGATAACTACTTCTCAGGGTTATACTCTAATCTGTGGATATGAAAATCACAGATTATATACTTATTATGGAGATAATCTACAATGGGTATATGTCAAGGATTTAAAGAAAGGGGATTGTTTACCTATCTCCTTAGAATATACTCATTCTAAAAATACCATAGGTAAAAACCTTAGCTATACTTTGGGAGCTTTATCCGGAGATGGTCATATTCATCAAGTTTCTAAAAATCAAATAAACATATCTATATCAGGTCAAGATATAGAAGTAGCCGAAGTAGTTAAAGCTACTATGGATGAAATCTGTAAAACTCCTGTAGAAATAAAACCCCACAAAAGATTTAAAGGTTTTCATATATCTAAATCCGATACTAATTTTGCTAAACTACTTCAAGAGGAATATCCAGAATTAATTGGTACTGCCCATGAAAAGTACATACCCGATAAGATTCTTCAGGCTTCTTATGATGACTTAAGGAATTATATAGCAGGTTTATTTGATACAGATGGGCATAATTCATCATCTCATGGTAGAAGATCCTTATCTTTTACTACTGTAAATCTTGAAAATGCTCGTAGAGTACAACAAGCTTTATTATCTTTAGGGATAGCTTGTTGTCTTAAACCCAAGAAGACTTCATGTAATGGTAAAGAGAGTATAGCTTATAGAATAACTATTCATAGCGAATTTTATGATGAGTTTCTAGAAATAATACCCATGAGGATTGAAAGAAAATGTATTCCTAGCAATTCTCAACGGAATAACTACAGTAATAAACTACCTTTTAGTAATTTTGCTAAAGAACTTTATGATAAGCTTTCTTGGAAAGAAAAAGGTAAGTTTAGAAAAACCTATGGTAGAGTTATAAGTACACAGGTAAGTCATCATAATAGATTAACTTTAACTGCTTTTAATTGTTTAGTAGAATTCTTAGGCTCTAATAATGATAAAGCTACAGAATTACTAAATATTTCTAGTAATTGTTATTGGGATAAAATAGATAAGATAGAAATCTTAGATAAATACCCATGTTATGATATGGAGATACCTAAGTATCATAATTACCTATCTAATGGATTCATATCTCATAACACACTTATCATGTCGTCTTTATATTTATCCTATAAGAAGCAGTTAAAGACTTTGCTAATAACTAATGATTCGGATTGGTTAAATCAAGCTAGAGAAGAATTTAAGCAATATCTTCCCGGAGAGGATATCACTTTTGTTCAAGGTAAGGTTTTAAACTGGAGTAATTTCACCATAGGTATGGTTCAGTCTATTTCGAGGAATATGAGATTCTATCAAAAGGAATTATCTCAAATAGATATGGTACTTGTAGATGAGGCTGACCAAGGAGGTAGTAAGCAATATCAGAATGTAATCACTCGGTTATTTAATACCAGAATTCGTATAGGATTATCTGGTACCATTTATATGAGCAAGCTTGCTAAGGATAAAGTTAAGAATATGAACCTTGAATGTTTCTTTGGTAAAGTGATTGCCGAGTTTAAACTTAAGGATTCTATCAAAAAGGGTTACTCAACAAAAACCGTTGTAAAGATGGTACCTGGTAAACCCTGGTATGGTAATTGGGAATCTGATTGTATTTCCTATAAGGAAATATACGATGATTCAATCACCAATTGTTATACAGCTTGGTTAATGGCTTATAATAGATTACTATGGAACCTTAATCAAGGCAGATACCCTGCTCTCGTAGTATGCAAGCATATTGCACATTGTGAAAATCTATATAAATTCTTTAAAAAGAAACTGGGCGATGCCTATAATATTGCCTATGTGCATGTTAATACCAAATCTAAATTAAGACAACAAATAATGAAAGATTTTAGAGAAGGTAAAATAGATATCCTGGTATCAACTACAATCATTGCTCGGGGCAAAAACTTTCCTAAGCTAAGGTATTTGCTTAACGCAGCAAGTATGGATAGTCAAGAAAAATCTATTCAGTTCCTTGGTCGTTTGGTAAGAACCGATAAATCGAAAAAGAAAGTGTACCTTGATGACCTTCACTATCCTGGTAATTATTTAGATAGGCATGGAAAACATAGGAAGCAATATTATCAGAGACAAGAATTGAAAGTAATCTTATTAGACAAACTATGGAAGAAACATCCTAACCATAGCCTTATTCAGAGTTAACTAGAAGTACTATAAGTATTTACTTTTTCTCCGTAGGAGGAAAAGAAGATTACAATTAATAAGCATATAGGCATTATGAATAATGATAAACTAATATGTATCAGAGATGAAGATGATACTAAACTAACTACTCTCTTATCAGAAGGTTGGAGGATAATCCAAATCTCTGCATCAGGTATTTATTGCTGGGTACTCTTAAGGAAAACCCAATAACATTAAAAAGAAAATTAAAGGCTTTCAGTGATGGAGAAATATATTTTAATTACAACGGTGGTTATTATGATAATAATACTCGCTTTAGACTTCATATTTTCTAAGGATGGTTATCAATGCCATTCATGTAAGAAACGTTTTCATAAAGAGGATTTGGAAATCAAGGGATGGCATTTCAAAGAATGGATCTGTCCTAATTGTAAACACCTTAATTATACTTATGATGAGGAAGATTAAAGAATGGTTTAAGTCTCTTGTTGTGGGGGAGGTACATAATCCTAAACATGTATTCAACTGTAGAGATTTGATATGGATATCAAGCTTGGAAACTTCTCAAAATACTCCCGAATGCTTTACTTATTATTTCTATCTGTACTGGAGTAATGATATGGTAGTCAAAGTATGTCAAGAGAGTCATGATAGAAATTCATACCAAGAATTATATAAACTCAGGGAACTATTTATAAATAACATCGGTTATTCCTATGTTCCGATAGAAGATAACAGTGAGATATACATTTATTATAAACGTAAAAAGGATATATAATGGCTAAGAAAAAGAAACAACTTCCTGACTTATCGAAGCAAGATATTCTTACTCCCATAGATGTAAGTACTCTGGGGACTAATGGAGACCCTTGCTTTGGTATTGGATATGATTTATCAACTAAGGAATGTAAACTATGTGGAGACTCAGAGCTATGTGCATTTAAGATGTCACAGAACTTGAACATTACAAGAAAAGAACTTGAACAGAAGAATCAATACAAGGATTTGGATGTACTTGAAGATACCGTTGGTATCAAGAAATACATCCGAGGCTTGATTCGGAAAGGGAAAGACAGAAAAGAAATTATCTCAAAGACAGTTGAGAAATTTGAAGTACCAAGAAAACGTATTAGAGAACTTTATAAAGAGTGTACTAAATAATGAAACCAATAGAGATGATATGGGATATGTTCAAGGTATACCTTAACAACCCAAACTATTTTGTAAAGCAAGAGGATGTACTTGCTAATTTATGTATGGAGGGTTCTTCCGATGTAATCAGGATGTGTAATTCATTGGGAGTACATGTTTCTAGACCCGAGAAATTAACCTTTGGACAACTTTTACGTAAATGTAATATATTATGAACAGATTTAGATTTATCAAAGTAAGGGAGGTAGTATCTCCCAACAGAGCAAACCCAAATGATGCTGGGTTAGATTTTTATGTACCAACCCATTTATATCCTGAGGATATTCATGACAAGAACGAATTTGATTCAAATGGGTATATTTTAGATATCCCCTTTAATGAAAATTTCGTAAGGCATATAGCTTTAAAACCAGGTCATCGTATACTTATCCCCTCGGGTATCAAAAGTTTGCTAGAACCTCCTGCATCTATGTTAATGGCAGCAAACAAATCTGGTATAGCTACTAAGAAAGGGTTAATCTTTACTGCCGAGATAGTGGATTCCCCTTATGTTGGAGAGATACATATTGGGATATATAACACTTCTCAAGAAATTCAGGTTATCGAGGCTGGTCAAAAGCTGGTACAATTTATTCATGTACCCATTTATATTACCGAGCCAGAGGAGATTCAGCAAGAGGAATTTTATACTGAATCACAAATGTGGGGAAGCAGAGGAGATAAAGGATTTGGTTCATCTCAAAACATAAAATAGTGGAAGATAATATATTAGGATTCCCAGGATATCATATTACTCGGGAGGGTAAGCTTTATAATAAGGGACATCCAGTAAAGACTTTCTTCCATAAAGGATACGAACGTACTAAACTTAGAAATAATAAGGTATCTAAGAATGTAAAAATACATAGATTAGTAGCAGAAAGCCTATATACCTAATCCGAATAATTTACCAGTAGTAATGCACTTAGATGACAACCCTTTGAATAATCGTTTAGAGAACCTTAAATGGGGTACTCAAAAGATAATGTATATGATGCCATTAATAAGGGTAGGTTGAAATTAAAAGGTATAAATAATCCTATGTATGGAGTAAGTAGAAGAGGTCTATTTGCTCCTCATACTTCATTAACAGTACGTAGTATTCGAAGATTAGAGAGATTGAAATTAAAAGGTAATACTAACAAGTACATAGCTAAAAGGTTGAAGGTTAGTAATGCTACTGTTGGTAATTATCTTAATGGTAAACATTATAAAAGTTAACATTTTGGACATAAGAAATATAAGTGAACCAGTACCTAAAGTAGAAACTAATTGGGTACTATCAAAGATGTATGAATTGGGGTTAGAACAGTTACATGGATATAGGCAAATAGAACAGTTACCTGATTACCCATTTGATATCAATAATGCAAAGAACCAGGTAATACTCAAGGACTTTATAGGTAGGGTAATTGAAGAACTTACCGAGGGTTTTGAATCTACCGAAGAAGTATTTGAATTATGTCAGAAGAATGGTTGGAATATCGAGATGTTCAATGAAAATGAATGTCAATTGATATTGAATTCTCTTGCTAATGCAAATGAAGAACAAGCAGATGCTTTAGGCTTTTTCTTTACTCTTCTAGCATATTCAAATGTACTTCCCGAAGATATACTTAGTTATAATAAAGCAAAAGACTTATTTGAAGTGATGGCTATTGGGGTTAAAGAACTGGTAATCAAATATCCAGATTATCAGAACTTATTGAAATTCGACATTATCTGTAAAGAGGATTTCTATGAGGATGAAGGTAAGTGGGAACATATAAATTCCTATACTCCGGGCTTTCACCAGATGAACGAACTATCCCATGAAGCTGAGAAATTATACCTATGGGAAGTAATCTATGAACTCAATAAAGCTAGAAATTTCCTTAAATGTAGACCATGGAAACAAACTCAAGTGATGACCAAAGAAATAGATTTTCAGGAATCATTAGTAAAAGCTTTCTATCTCTATATGGGATTCTTAGCCATGAATGGGTTTACTCCTTGCGGATTATTTAGTTTATTCTTTAAAAAACAACGTCTCAATTTATGGAGACAAACTACAAATTATTAGTAACCAATTAAAAATCAGCCAATTATATGTCGGGTTGGAATAAGAAATTAGAAGGGCTTCAACTTAATACGGAGGAGTCCCTCCATTCGTTAGAATTTGCTACTTCACAGGAAGCATGGGAAAAACTCAATGAGGGATTCCTAAGATTAGACCCAATCCTATTTGGGAAAGGAGCTATGGCTAATAGTGGGGTAGCAGTAGTGTATAATGTATTTATAAAAATACGAAAAGCATGGGTAGACCCAGAATTTGATTATGGGCGGTGTTTCAATTATAAAGAAACTAAGTGGACTAGCTTATTGAATAACTACATAGATTTTAATAAGCTTGACTTGTTGCGTAGTAAACTGAGAGTACTGAGAAATAAGTACAATCAGAATTACAATATAACCTATATGTTTAACAATCATCATGATAATGGTAAACAATGTCTAATAGCTGCGACTTTTTCAAAACGATTCGGGGAAGACATCCCAGTTATTACAATGGTAGTTCGGGCTTCGGAGATTACCAAGAGGTTAATATTCGATTTCCTATTAATTCAACGAATGTCAGAGTACGTATATGGGCCGGACCAGTCAGTACAAATCAACCTATTCGCGATTCAAATGTACGGAAATGTGGAGACACTTCTAATGTATCATACCCATAAACCTTTGAAGAAGGTACTTAAAGGAGCAGAGGAGAATTCATGGAATAAGAGGATAAAAGAGATATGGAAAAAATTCCAAAAGGGCACAGAGAAGGAATTCTCTTCATTCAAGGTATTCTTTAGAAGTTTTAAAGTGCTTCGACCAGATTTATATGAGGAAACATATAAATCAATGAAAGCAAAAGAATTACTTCTCGAGTATGAGGATATAGAATACCCGGAGAATGTAATCTCTTACTCTCAACGTAAAGCCTATAAAAAGAAACTTTTAAAACAAAAGAACAATGGAAGCTAAGGAATTTTTAAATCAGAAGCGTATAGGATTAGTAAACAAATTTTATTACCAAGTTTTAGAGATTAAAAAGAACGGTGCAGAACCAGATATACCCTTGTTAATGAAAGAGGTAGAGGATTTTGATAATTTTGTATTTCGCTACTGGCATATGACCTGGGTTAATTCTACAATGTCATACAGTTAAATATTTATATTATATGAGGATATATTCTAACAGTTTTGAGTTAATGTCCGAAATGGGTAGAGAACTCAACAGTTATGGTCAACTTGTAAAACCAAAGACCTATCAAAATAAAGTCATTGAAGGTAATGAGGATTTTATTACTAAAGAACTCATTTGCCAACAATATTGCTTAACTTCATTGGGAGACTCGGTATGGTTATTCGTATTCTCTCATTCAAGAGAATGGGCAGATGCAGAGTTCCAAGAAAGAATATCCCCTAATGATATAAATCCAGGAGAAGCTTGGAAATTAAGAAAAGATTTATGGGAACAATTCCTTGATGAAAAGGGTATGTTCGATTACACATACAATGAGAGAATGGGTGAAGTATTAATAAAAGATTTAGTTCGTCTTTTAAAGAGAGACCCAGATACAAGAAAAGCAATTATACCAATATTTGATCATGATGATACCTTATACTATGATGGAAGTAAACGTATACCTTGCTCAATGTATTATGATTTCCTTATCCGTCAGAATGGTAAAGGAGAGAAGGTATTACATATTTGCTATCATCAAAGAAGTTCAGATTTTGCCCAACATTTCGGTAATGATATTTATTTAGCTTGGAGATTAATGGAATACGTAGCTCAAGAAGTAGGTGTAAAGCCTGGTTATCTATATCATACCATAGATTCTCTCCATGCTTATAAGAAAGATTGGACAGCATTAGCTTCTAATCTGGAAGACTTACAAGAGAAATACTAATAATGAGGGATGTATCTACTACTGGTGGGTATGTCCCTTTTTCTATTTTTAAAATATGGAGACACGGTATACAATAATAAAAAACAAAAGAGAGTTAAAGAAACTCATTGCCTGTTGTAAATCAACTGGTTATGCTTGCTGTGATTATGAAACTGATGGTTCACCCATATATAATAAGAGTTTCAAGCCAACAATTCTCTCTGTATCTTGGATGCCAGGATTTGGTGCTTCTATACCTTTAGACCATTTCCAAACAAAAGAATATACTTCTCCAGGATGGAATTGGAAGAAGATGTTAAGGAAATTTGGGGAAGAGGTTATTGAGAATTATGATATTGTAAAGGTTGCATGGAACTGGAAGTTTGATGACCAGATAAACCAGAAATATCAAATATTCTATAGAGGTACTTGTTTAGATGGTATGCTTGCAAAATATCTACTAAACGAGGAAAAACCTAATGATTTAAAATCAATGGTAAGAAGGTATTTACCAGAGTATGGTAATTATGAGAAGCAAGATGCTTTCGATAAAATACCTTGGGATAAAAAAGAGTTAGACCCACTTTGCCATTATGGATGTCAAGATACGGATTATACTCTTAGGTTAATGATATTCTTTGAAAAGAAGCTGATTGACTTTGGTTTGTACAGTACCTTCAGGAATTTAATTATGTCTGCATCAAGGGTACTCACTTCAGTAGAGAAGAATGGTTTGTATCTAGATAGAGAGTTCAATAATCAACTACTGGAAACATATAAACCAAAAATAGATGCGGCTAGACAAGCTATATATGATTTGCCAAGAGTAAAGAAATTCGAAAAGAAGTATAACCAAGAAAAGATTGATAAATATATTCAATCTATCGAAGCTGAACTTGAGGAGCTAGATTATAATGATCCAAAAGATAAACGAAAGATTGTATCAAGGGAACAGAAAATCTCAAATATCAAGGCTGGTATATTCACAACTAAAAAGGAACAAGAATTGATAAGACCTATCAATTTGGGTAGTTCAGTTGATTTACCTGCATTGATGTATTCGGAAGAAGGTTTTTATTTTGAGGTAATTAAGAATAATGAATCCGGTAAACCAAGTACAGATGAAGAGACTCTTACTAATCTAAGGTTAACCGTTAAAAAACCAGATTCACCTAAGGCAATTTTCCTTGATAGGCTTCTTGAATTACGAGGTTTAGAGAAGATGTATAAAACCTATATAGAGGGTTGGAATGAAAAAGTTCAAGATGATGATAGATTACATGGAAGATTTCTTATTCATGGGACTACAAGTGGAAGATTATCCTCTGCAGAACCCAATGCTCAACAAATTCCCAAGACATCCGTAGACCCAAATATTAAATTACAATTAAAAGCTCCTAAAGGAACCTTATATATTGCTAGTGATTTTAGCCAGGCAGAATTAAGAATTATGGCTCATCTATCTGGAGATGAAACTTATCTTAATGCTTTTAACTCTGGTCAGGACCCTCACTTAGCAATTGCTGCTATTAAATATCATATACCCTATGAAGAAGCTCTTAAGATATATGAGGATGAAAATCATCCAGAACATAAGATATGGAAGGTGAGAAGAAAGCAAGCTAAACAAATTGCTTTTGGACTTATTTATGGAATTGGTGCAAAATTACTAGCAGTAAAACTATCTGACCCAAAATCTGGTATTATAGTTACACCAGAAGAAGCCCAAAAGGAAATGGACATATTCTTTGGTCAACACCCCAAGTTGAAGACCTTCTTGAAGAAACAAGAGAAATTCCTTAGAAAGAATGGGCATCTGGTATCATTATTTGGGAGGAAAAGAAGATTACCCCAAATATATTCAAATGATAAGGGAGAAGAAGCTTATGCTTTGAGATTAGCATTAAATTTCCCATGTCAATCAGCAGCATCTGATATGTGTTTATTTGGAAGTATTCTCATATACTACTTAATGAGACAAGGTAAATTACCCTCTACTAAATCTGTATGTTTGGTACATGATGCTAATTATCAGATTACTAAACCAGAGAATATTAATATTTGGAGTATATATGAGATGTGGCAAATTTATAGGAACCCATTAACTAAGCCATACTTCGGCTTTCAGATAGATGATGTCACAATGGACATGGAGTTTGTTATTGGTAGGTCAATGGCAGAAGAGTTACCTTTTATTCCGGGTTATGATTATAAGAAAATGTTAGAACCTGATTTCTCAGTAGAAGAATATATGGAAGAACATAAGAAATATAAACACATACCTATTTCAGAGTATAAGAAACGTTTTAACAAACAAATGAAGCAATATGAAAAAGATTTTGAACGGACCCACGGTATGGAGAGCTAAATGCCCAATATGTGATTGTGAATTTGAATATGACAATAGTGAAACTTTTGGGGTTTATAAAAAATCGGGCGATTATTTTAGGATAGTACAATGTCCTAATTGTAAAACTAATATAAAGCATTCAGATTCAGTATCTACCATTACAGGAGTGAAAAGAGAAGATACTATGTCTACATAAATAATATAAATTTATGGAATTATGGCAACACAGAAAGAGATTGATAATGCAAGTAAGTTAACTGCCCTCACTTACATGGTTGCAGGGTGCTTAGGTTATTCTATCGAAAATTTACTTAAGTATTTAGATGGGGTTAATCTAAGGTTGAGTGGACAAGAAAAAATGTTACTTAACCGATTAAAGACTCAGTTATCTCAAGTACAAACTAATCTTACTACTTTAGAGGGATTGGCTTTTAAAGTAATGGCTACGGATGAGGATGGTAAACTTGCTTATGAAGATGCCACCCATATTTATTGGGCTGCATTTTTAGCCTTACTAGATAGGGGTGGTACTGATAACTTATGCGACTTAAGATTAATGGCTTTGGTAGATAAGGTAAGCATCTATAAATCTCTTCTTAATTTGCCCGGTATGAAACTCTCTTATCAAATGGCTTTTGCTCAAGTAACTAAAGCAATAAGCAAAGGGAAATTTAGTAAAGAAGACTTTAAAAACCTATTAGAAGTTTATGAAGACGGAACTGAAAAAACTAAAGGTTAAATTTGAAGGTAAACTTATTGAGATTGATATTCAAAAAGAATTATCTATCAATGAGAATATCATTAATTCTCAGCTACGAGAATCTCCTTCTAGTTATTATATTCTTTGTTCTCTTAGAGATAAGTATATAAAGGAAAGAGATTTACTAGCAAGGGAAAAGGATGAAGCCTATTCCAATGCTTGGGTATATTATAAGGATGCTAATGAAAGGTGGAATAACGAATATGTTTCTCATAAGGCAAATCTTAACAAGAAGTATTCTTCTATTTATGAGAGATACTTAAAAGCTGTAGAAAAAGCAAATAAGTTCATAGCTATATGTAAAGCCTATGAGAGTCGGGAGAATATACTAAGAACTATTAATGCGAATCTAAGAAAGTGTTAACCCATTGAACTATAATTAATTACTAACTTTTAAAAACAGTATTAGAATATGAATTATTCAATGACATTTATCTCACCTCTTGTGGCTGAGAAATTTAATCAAGAATTACCTGGATGCCCTACAGAAAATCGGGTACTTATCTTATCTCCAAAGGAGGTAAATCAAACTAAATCCGGTTTGATTATCCCTGAACAAGTAAAAGAGGGAGTTCCTCGTAAAGGGGTTGTAGTAAAGAGTGGGGAAATTACCGAAGAATACAAAACCTACCGAGAATTGGTTGCTGTAGGTAGAATAGTTACCTATGGTTTGTATGCAGGTAAAGAACTTGAATTCGAAACGGACAAACTATCTCCTGCTCTCAAACAACTTTTAGAGAAAAACGTTCTTACCGTATTGAGTATGAACGAAGTAGTTTACTCAGAACCGAATAATTAAAACTAATCATTATGATAAAAGACAAGAAGAAAAAGAAAGTTTCATCAGAGGGACTTTCTACAAAAGAAAAGATGCTAGCTAGAAAGAAACAGCTAGAATCCAAGGGAAATGGTAGTGGGTTAGTATATCCAAAAGAGGGAACTCTGAGGATGAGAATTAAATCTCCGGGTGATGACCAAGAATTGGGTATCGAAATTATTCAATTCTACCTGGGTGGCAATTTGGGAGGAGTTATATCTCCGGCTACTTTTGATGAACCTTGCCCATTCATGGAGAAATACCAAGAATTGAAAAACTCCAAGGATGAAGATGACAAGGAACTTGCCAAGAACCTGGTACCAAGAAGAAGATATGTTATCGGTGGTATCATTTACTCAGATGAAAAGGGTAGTAAGGTAGATTACGAAGGCAAAGATAAGGGAGTTTTAGTTCCTCGCTCAGTATACCAGGATATCATTGACCTTTACCTTGATGAAGATGAGGCAGGTGATATGACAGACCCAAAAACTGGATACGATATCAAGGTAATTCGTTCCGGGTCTGGTAAACTAGATACCACTTATTCTGCCCGTGCTTGCAAACCAACTAAGTTGGACAAGAAATATCAAGGTACAATTGACCTTGAGGGGATAGTTCGTTCTCAAATCAAATCCTATGATGAGTTGGAAGATTTACTTTCACAGTATCTAAACGAAGACCATGGGGATGACGATGATGACGATAAGTCAAAGAAGAAAAAGAAAAAGGGAGTTCACAAAGACCATTACATGGAAGATGATGAACCTAAGAAAAAGAAAAGAAAATACAAATCGGATATTTAAGGGTTAGTAATATGGTTTCATTCGAAGGTGGTAATTGGATTCGTTCTGTTATCACCTTCTTTAGTTTAAAGACATTACATTATGGCAAAGAAATCTAAGGTTGGTTTAAAAGTACCAACAGCAAATGAGATGGCAAAGAAATATGGGAGTATGATTAAATTAGCTTCAGAAGTAACTGATACCGATTTATATATACCATCTACTTTCTTTGCTTTGAACTACTTATTCGGTAAGGGTATTCCTTATGGTAAAATCGTTGAGATTGCTGGAGAGGAATCCTCTGGTAAATCTTTAGTGGCTTATAACTTTGCTTATGCTACTCAACAACTTGGAGGTCATGTGATATGGGTAGATGCTGAACAATCCTGGATGAATTCATGGGCTGAAATCAATGGAGTAGACCCTGCAAGAGTAACTATTGTTAATGATACCCGTATTGAATATATTGCAGACGTAGTAGCAGACTTAGCAATTTATTTACGTTCTCAATTAACTCACAATGAACCGATACTCTTAGTAATCGATTCCATTGCAGCTACTGACTGTACTGATAATATAGATGCTAAGATGGTTGATGGTAAGGCAGAGATGGGAGGTAGAGCAAAGGCTCTTTATAAATACTTCCGTATCAGAAGTGAATTATTCTACAAACTGGGAGTATCTCAGATATATATTAACCAATTAAGAACTGCTTTGAATGTCGGATTTGGAAAAGATAATACAACAACTACAGGAGGTGCAGCACTTAAGTTCTACGCTTCAATCAGAGCTGCTTTCTATTCAGGAAGGTCTGTTACCATTAAACAAAATGGGAAAGAAAGGAAAGCTGGGAAACTTGTCACTATCAGACTTATTAAAAATAAAGTTGCGCCTCCTCGACCTACAATCAGCAAATGCCCTGTATATTTCAATCCTAAATTCCACGAAGTCGGGTTTGACAGATGCTATGCTTTAGAAGATGTATTGGTAGATACCGATGTAATCGAAAAAACTACTGGTGGGTATAAATTGAAAGGTAAAACTCTTGCAAGAGGGGAAGAGAAATTCCAAAAGCTTTTGGAAGAAGACGATGAACTTCGTAGAAAACTTTTACGGAAAGCCGGAGTAAATACCATAGGTACTACTAAAAAGCAACTGGAGAAAATAGAAACAAATCTATTCCCAGTCGATGGTGTAGAATATGAAAACTATTCAGATTCAGAAGAGGAGGAGGAAGACGATGAATAAGAAAGAGGTAGAAGGTATAGAGAAAGTAATTAAAGAGTACCTTAAGAAAAATTTGAGAATGGAATCTAGGGTTAGGTATCTAGATGCTTATAGCCAACCCGAGAATTATTTAGATGTATATCTTGGAGAGGAAAAGATTCAAGAAGTTTCACTTTATGAATTAGATTTTGGACGATGAGCAAGAAAACAATATTACTGATTGATGGAGAGAATATTCTCCATCAGTCTTTTCATAAGTTCGAAAAACTTAAATCTACCGATGGCAAACCGAGTGGGGCAATATTCGGATTTTTCAAATCTCTACATATGTATCTTACAAGGTTCGAACCGGATGAGGTTTATGTTTCATTTGATAATGGTCATTCACCAGTAAGGATGGAGTTATTACCAAATTACAAGGGCCATAGGAAAAACATATCAGTAGATTATGAATCATTGCAAAAGCAAAAGGCAATTATAATGAAAATGCTGGGTATGATAAGAATTAATTATATCTTCGATAAAAAGAAATCTACAGTATATGAAGGAGATGACTTCTTAGCATACCTTGCAATTAAAAAATTCCAATCCGAGAAAATGATATTCATATCTTCGGATAAGGACTTTAATCAGTTGCTTACAAATAATCTAAGGATATATAATCCCAGAAAAGATGAGATGATAAGAATGGATAACTGCAAAGAATTATTCGGTTATCATTCTCATGAAACGGTAGAGTACCTTGCAATGGTTGGAGATACTTCCGATGATATACCAGGGTTCCCGGGTATAGGCCCAGTAAAAGCAAGGAAAATCCTTGATGAGGGTAGAATTGAGAAGTTTATTGCCCAGAGTAAGAACAAAGAATATCTTCAAATATGGAAAAGGAATGAACAGTTAATCGACCTTTTCTGGTTTGTAAGACATAATCCATTGGATAAGTTACCAATTAAGTCAAAGAAGAAGTTTAAGTATGAGAAATTCAAAGAGCTTTGTATCGAATACTCTTTAGCATCATTTTTGACAAATGAATTTATAAAACCATTTAAAGCATTACATCATGAGTAAGAGAATTATGTTTGTGGGTCCCTCTGGTATAGGGAAAACTACTTTAGCTAAGTATGTAGCTAAGAGAGAAGATCTACCTTTTATTTCTGGTAGTATGTCAGATTTATTACCTGCTACTGAAGGGGTATCACATAATGAAATATTATCCCTCGGTTCGGAGGCAATGTATAAATCAGATTTTCAACTTCTGAACAAAAGGAATAGGTTATTCAAGGATAGAGAATACTTCGTAACTGATAGGAGTTATGCAGATTTGGCTGCTTATTTTTGGTATAAGCAATCAAGAACTTTACCAGAATGTGAAATGGAACATTTTTTCTGTCAATGTAAGACTTTAATGGAAGATCAATGTGATGTAGCAATCTTCTTACCATTAAATCTAGATACTTATAAGCATTGGTCAATGGAAGATAATGGTAAGAGAATACTTAACAGATTCTTCCAAGTTCAGATATCATCTCTTATGGGGGAATTGCTTGCAAATTGGGAAATACCCACTATTTGTATATCTGAGCTCGATTTAGGTATGAGAACGGAACAAATCAATTACCATTTAGATAGGATATGGGGAAAGAAGTAATAGCAATAGCCTTTTCAGATTTACATATAAATCTATGGGCTAAGTTTAATGAGAACAATCACAGGACCCTGAATAGTTTCAGGGTTTTGTCGATTATACGGAAATTATGTAGAAGGTTTAACTGTCCTGCATTATTTTGTGGAGACTTATTTCATAAGGCCGAAACAATGGACCAAGAATTAGCAGAGATATGTTATAATGAACTAATCGAAGGATTTTGGATATATGCCATATCTGGAAATCATGATATTAAGAAAATAAGTAAGGTTGGTACTAAACCCTTTAGCTGGCTTTATCAAGTAGAGAAGTATGGTATCATGATATTAGATTATGAAAAAACCCAACTATCTTCTACACATAAAGATATTATGGTATATGGGGTTCCTTATATTGATAATAATGTGGGTCTAAGTGAATACTTAAAGAAGTTAGAATTAGATAAAAGTAAAAAGAATATTCTTTTACTACACACCGATTATCCTGGTGCAAAAGATACAGATGGTAGGGAAATAGATTCCGTAGAAAACTTAAATGTGAATGTTCTCAATAAGTTCGATTTAGTATTATGTGGGCATATACACAAACCACAAAGACTATCAAAGAAGGTTTATATGATTGGAGCCCCTAACCATCAGAGGAGAACCGATAGGGGATGTGAATTGGGGTATTGGAAAATCTATGAAGATTTGTCTCTGAAGTTTGTACCTTTGAAAAATTTCCCAAAGTTCATCGATGTAGAAAGGGAAGAGGATATTAATGATGATGGCAATTATTATACGGTAATCCCTCAAAAAGCTAGTACTCCAGTTAATAACAAACATAAGATTACTAAGCAACTTTCTAAGAAGTCTCTAGCAAAGAGATACCTAAGAGAGAAAGGTATTAAAGATGAGGTTAAAACTAATCTATTAATTGAAACACTTAAAAAGGCTGAGTCATGTTAACGTTCTTAAACTTAGAGGCAGAAGGATTTTGTTCAATAGAATCCTTACATCTACAATTAAACCCAACTTGTACCATACTTATCAAGGCCCCAAATGGGAAAGGGAAAGCACAACCTTTAGAAGAACCCGTTTTAACTTCTAATGGTTGGAAAAAGATGGGGGAATTAACTCTTAATGATAAAGTAATTAACCCAGTTACAGGTAAACCTATCAAGCTATTGGGTATTTATGATAGAGGTCTATTAGATACTTACAAAATAACCTTTTCTGATGGCTCATGTACTGAATGTGCTGGAGACCATTTATGGTCAGTATTCAAATCTGGTAAAGCTAAAGACAGACTAAGAACATTAGATACCGAGACTTTACTAAAGGATTATAAGGTTGAGAATAAAACTGCTCCTGGTACTTTCAAGTATAGATACTCAACTCCATTAACCGTACCAATTGAGGGTAATTATACTAAATTACCAATACACCCCTACGTATTAGGGTTTATATTAGGCGATGGTTGTATTTCCGGTAATAGGCCTACAGTTAGAGTATCTACCAATAGAGAGGATTGGCCAGAGATAGTTGATAGATTAAGGTCATATTTGCCAGACCCAAACATGGTTCATGAAGGTACAGAGGTAAGAGGAGCTAAACACTTTAGGATTCAGGGTTTAGGTAAAGAACTTAAGGATTTAGGATTAATTGGTTGTAAGTCTAAAGATAAATTTATACCAGAGTTATATTTGAAATCATCAATCGAGAATCGTAGATTATTATTAGCTGGTTTATTAGATACTGATGGATGTGTTGGTTCCAAAAAGAAAATCTCAAAGGTTTCTACGTATTCATCTAAGAGTGAGCACTTAAGAGATGGTATTAGCTATTTGGTAAGATCCCTTGGAGGCCTATCTACTAAAAATGAAAGTACCCGGTTTAAGTATGGTAGGTATACTACTTCATATGTGTGTTCAATACGACTAACCTTTAACCCTTTTCTAAGGAAATATAAAACTAAATCCTATGGTGAGTTTACCAGGAGAAATAGAATGGTAAATACCATAAGAAATATTGAATATATAGGGAAAAAGGTATGTAGGTGCATTAAAGTAGATTCTTCAGAAGGCCTATATATTACCAGAGATTTTATAGTTACCCATAATTCAACTATTCTCTCTGCCTTGGTATGGGCAATATATGGGAAAAACCTAAAGGGTGTTTCTGAGGTAAATACTTGGAAGCAAGTAAGGCCTAAAGATTACAAGGGTACTAAGGTACAAGTATATTTTCAGAAAGATTCTCATACATATAAGATAGTTAGATGTCAAAAGTATGATGAAGTACTTGAGGATGGTGCTAAAGGTAAAGACAGACTTATCTTCATGAAAGATGGGGATATAGTTGATATCAAAGGGAAGGGGAAGATACAAGATTTTATAAACCGAGAGATAGGTTTATCATATACTCTGTTTATGAACTCAATCATGTTTGGTCAGGGTATAAAAAGACTCATACAAGAATCTAATTCTGATAAGAAAAAGATATTCGAAGAAGTATTTGACTTAGAGTTCTTAAACCTTGCTAAAGGCATTGCATTACAAGATAAAAATAACTTGATATCTCAAATAAATGAGGTAGAGCATGAGTCTCAAATGCTTAAGAAAGAATTAGAGGCTAACAAGGAAGCTTACTTCGATATGAGAGATAGAGAAAAATCCTTCAAGCAAAAAATTAAAGAAGAAAGAAGAGAGTTAAAGCAAGATAGGGAAAAGCTAACTAATCTACTAATTGAAAAACAAAAACAAATCAAGGATGAAGTAGATGCTTCGCTTCAGATAAAGATTAAAAAACAAAATGAACTAATCCTTGATTTGAGGAGTAAGATAAAAGATGCAAAGAATTTATCGAATGTACCCCTTAAGAAAGTAATCAAAGAATTGGTAATACAGTTAGAAGCCGGTCACTACAAACGTGCGTTACGTGATGCTAAATCAATATATAAAGCGTTTTCTGACCTTGACAAATATGATAAAGAGTATCAAGAGGCTTTAGAGAGGTTGGAAGAACTTAGTAGTGTAAATGATAGGTATAAGAAATTAAAATCAGACTGTGATGATATGGCTTCTGATATTGCTTCTATTGACGAAGACCTGGCTAAGCTCAAGCAAGAAAAGCTTAAGGTCATGTCTCCAAAGTATAAACAAAAACTTAAGGAGATTAGGAAGAATTTACGGAAGGTTGATGAAGACTTTCACAATAAAGAGTTAGAGTTAGAGAATTATAACTGGTTAATTAATGACCCATTGGGTAATAATGGGATTAAGGCTTACCTATTCGATTCATCACTTGAGTTCTTAAATAAATGCCTCGATAAGTATTCAGAGGTATTGGGATTTAGGATCGAATTTAATATTGATTTGGGTACTGCTAGAAAAGAATTTGTTACTCTTATTGAAAGAGATGGGATGATTATAGATTACGATGAACTATCAGGTGGCGAGAAACAATTGGTCTGTGTAGCAATGGCTTTTGCAATGAATGAGGCTTTAACTGCCTCTAAGGGTATTAACTTAGCATTCCTTGATGAGGTATTTGAATCACTAAGTTCAGATAACATAGAAATAGTTACTTCCTTAATACGTTACATATTCAAAGAGAAAACTTTATTCTTGATAACCCACTTAGATTCTCTTCCTCTTGGTAATACCAAAATTCTGCAAGTGGAAAAGACTCAAGGCCTGAGTAGGTACCAATTACTATAATGGTATATAAAAATACAATACACCATTATATTATGAACTCTAAGAATAAAGGAAATCGATTCGAAAGAAAGATAGGTGCTTGGTTTACGAAATGGACCGGGTACAAATTTGAAAGAAACAGAGCCGGGAGTGGAGCTTGGCATTCAAACAAGGACTCCACTTCTGATTTAACCTGTACTGATGAAAGGCATGCTCATAGATGTAAGATATCTATTGAATGCAAGAATTATAAAGAGATTAAATTTGAACATCTACTCTTAGGTAATAAGGGATGCGATATATTGAAATTCTGGGAACAAGCTTCTAAGGATGCAAAAAGAGCAAATAAAGTTCCTATACTCTGTATGAGATATAATTCAATGCCCTCAGAAGAATTTTTCTTTGTAGTTGGAAAGGATTTATCTTCCGTATTCTATAAACCACTATTCGATAAAGCCAATATTATGGTAATCGATGTACCAAAGATAGGTGAGATTCTTTATGTATTCATGGCTAGTGATATACTGAAGAATGTAAACTATAAGTTAGTACATAAGCAAGCTAAGTTAATTCTTAAAAACCAGTAACCTATGAAGAAGCATGCCCCATACTCATATTGTATATTTTACCTTGAAAGGAAGTACTGTGATAAAATTAATAAAGAACTTAAAGAAAAGGGGTATGACCAAATCAAGGCAATTATTCCTATGGTAAACGTATTAAGAAAAACCACAAAGGGTAAGATGATATTTGAAGAAGTACCAGTATTATTCAATTATGGTTTTATGAGAATGCCAACTAAATTAGCATTCTCAAGGCCTTTTCTTAATAAGTTACGTAGGAATATATCTGGTATCAGAACTTGGTTACGTAATACTGAGACAATGCACCCAAGAAAGAAAAAGGTAAGAATTGACAATGCTGAAGACTTTGATGATTTTTCTTTAGTGGCTACTTGTAGTAGAAAAGAAGTAAGGCGATTTAAACGTATTGCTAGAGAGAACAAGAAGTTTTCGGTAGATGATTTAGTCAATGTAAAACCGGGAGATTACTTAGTATTACGAGGTTATCCCTATGAGGGAGTAGATGCTACAGTATTAGAGGTTGACCATCTTTGTAAAAGAGTAAAAGTCCTTATATACCCAGAAATGGGAAGGATGGAAGTATGGTTACCATTTGACAACGTTATCTATAGTGTATATTTAAACCATGACCCAGATAAGCTTTATGCTAATTCTGGTGAATATGACCCCAATCAGATAACCAATGAAGCAATTGATAGTATAATGAGATATAGAAGAATTTAATGTTATGAACGAAGCTCAACAAAAAGCCTGGAGTTGTTTAATTGATAAAGAACAACAGTCATTATTCCTTCAATTATCCGAAAGTAAATCTTCATGGGAAGCTGGTGAAATTTTAAAGTTATCTCATTACAAGTATCTTGAAATCCGAGAACGGTCAGAAAAATTCTTTAGGCTATTCTCGGATTTTTTTGAGAAACACACTTCTATCTTTCGACCAGATTGTCCCTGTGAGAGAAACTTCCAAGATTATATGGAGGGATGTTTAGAGAAAAGATTAAAGAGAAAAGATGCCAGTATATATACTGGGGACTCTACTCAATTACTCCCAAAAGTAAACTCTAAGAATATAGGGAGGAATATGAGGAGGTTAAAAGAGTCTGACGATGAATGGGATATAGATACTCTAAGATTAATTCTTGAATTTGATAGGTGGAATAATTTTAGAATACTACCCAGGATGCTACAACAGCCTTCTGCATTTAAAAGGAGGTCGAATAAAAAGGATAAGATATACATCAAATATCTCCTTAATAGAATACCCGACTGGATGCACACTAAACTTAAAGAGAGGTTTAGATATAAAGTGAAACCAGGTAAAAAGAAATATTGGGTAGCTCTAATATCTGAGGACTTATATACTGATGGTTATCTACTATTACCTGTGAGGCCACTAGAAGAAGTAGTCAGTGAGTTTAGTAGATTTTATATGTATGTATTTGAAACTAAAGATGATGCTGATACTTTTGGTTTCATGGTATCTAAGTTTATGATTAAAACTGGTACAGTAAAGCTCGGGCAAAAATTCTGGCCAGAGTACAGATGCTGTGTGGAAAGAGCAGTAAACTATAATCAAGTGAACAACATAGAATTCAATATAAAGAAATTAGACATGGCATATAATATCCATACACACAGAAAACCGAAGAAACCTAAATCTACTGCCGTAGAACGGGCAAAAACCTCGGATTTTTATAAAAAGAAATAGAAATATAGTATATAATTCAAATATTATATTTATATTTGCATAGTGAAATTAATGAATACTTAAAATATTAAATATATGGCAAAAAAGAGTCGAAAAGACCTGAAAGCTCCCTCCAAAGAGAAATCGAATTTCCTTGGTGCATCAGGGAGAAACATGACTTACAAGGATCTAAAGAGAAAGGCTATCATACTTGGTATGCCTTTTCCTGATGCTTGCTCTGCTGGAGTATTTGACTTATTACATTATATCAATGTATCAGAAGAAAAGCCCGATAAATCGTTAATTGATAAATATGACGATTGGATGGATAAGCAATTAGAAAATATTGGGTATTCGAAAGATGACCCATTAAGAAATTCTCGATTAAGGCTTGGGTTTCTCGGAGAAGAAGGGGAAAATGGGCAAAGAAGAACCAAACGAGTTCCTGGGATAAAGAAACCTCGAGAAAAGAAACCACCAAGAGAGAGGGATGAATTTAATCTTATCAAGGGTACAAAGAAATCTTATGTATTCGAATTAACTACAAAAGGTTTTGAACTTGATAGAGTTATTCGGAGAATGAAAAAGAAATTCCCCGAAGCAAATGAGAAATCTATCAATCTTTGGTATAGAATGGCAAAGAGGAATATAAATGGTAAAACTAAAGGAAAGTAACAACGGACCCATACGACCAGATAGATATTATATATGGACTTGGAGACCAGATACTACCAATAAGATTGTTACTGAAAAGAAATTATATAGGAAACATCTAACCGGTATACCATACTTTACTAGACATCAAGTAAAGGTTACCTTAGTTTATCTTTATGGTGTAGATGTTCTTCAGTATATCCATATAATATCTGGGAGGAAACTTATAAAACAAGGCATTAGAGAATTATCCGATATGAATGGTAAACTTCTTAAAAAGGGTAGTACTAAATTCTGGTTTAAGGGTAAATTCGTAAAAGCAAGGAAGTTCATAATGCCCGATGAATATCACATGGATAAACACCGACGAAGAAGATTTATGGTACAAATGCACCGAGTCTTTAAGTCTAAAGGAAAAAAGGAATTCAATGAAAGGTACTCAATCAAACTCTATGGACAACGGCAAGGCATATCTCCCAAGTATACAAGGCAAAAGAGATTACAAATCAATCTTGCTATCCTACAGGATTTACAACAGGCTGAGTCAAGAGGAGAAAAATAAATTCAATCTGTTATTCCTGCAGTATCCCCCATTGGTAAGTTCATTGGCTTTATATTTAAGAAAGAAGATGAACATCCCAATACAAAAGGTACTATTTATCAAAGCACAAAGGGATATGCTTGAAATATTCGATGAGGCATCACTTAAATTTTTAGGGTATTTGCCTAAAGAAAGGTTTATTAAGAAGTCTCTATTATTTCAAGGGTTTGTTACATTAGAGAGTATTAAACTTAGAAGGTCTTATGCTTATATAATGACAAATAGGATGATAGAAAATCAAATATGGGTCTACCCAATTCGATTATCCGATAACTATAAAACAATGATAAAAGGGAAATACAAATCCTATATCGAAGTATTTGGGAAGGTGGGTATTCCTGGGATAACTAAAATTAAATATAGCAATGAATAATAACGAAGGTTTTAAAATCACAGCACATCAACCAGCAAACCCATTTGCAGGTAAGAAGTTTAAGATAGTCACTTATCAAGGTGACAAGGAACTTGCCTCTCAGGCAATAACAATTGAATCTCAATTAGAATTAAAGACAACTCTAGATGAGATAAAACAATTCAATATTGCTCAGGAGGGATTAGTAAAATCTGGGTATACTCAGAAATCCATACTGGTAAAGAAACTTATAACAGAGTGATATAAATAAATTATTAACCAACTTAAACATTACGAAAATGGCTAAGAAGAAAAAAGAAGTGGAACTGAAAGAAGTTTCCAGAACAGAAATCAATGGTGCAATCATCATTAAGTACGAAGACGGCTCAGTAAAGATTATCCCTGCTCCTATCATGCTTTCTGCCGAAGAAGCCGAAGACCTTTTCGGTTCTGAATCCGATGACGAGGAAGAAGAAGAAGAGGAAGAATCAGACGATGATGATGATGATGATGATGATGATGATGATGATGATGATGATGATGATGATG